CTCATAAGCGTCCAGCTCGGTATCCTTTGACGGAACGAAACCCTTCTCTAATTCCTGTTTTGCCAGGAACTCACTGAGGGTCAAATTTTGGGTTGCCGCATCAGCATACATCCCTTTTTCAGGTTTTAGATCTATGATTTTGGGTGGCATTTATGTTTTCCTCCTTAAATTACCTACTGATGATAATCCTTTAAAGTTTGAAAGTTATGGTTCCCGCTGTCGCGTCGCCGTCAACAACCCAGTAAAAAATACCGGTACCCGGCGTTGTCGGTGTCTTCACTCCGCCCGCGCCATTGGCTACAAGCTCTTTGTGGCCGATACCCGGAATAGTCCCCGTATAAGGAACCGTAACGTATCCCTCAACCTGGACAGAAGCAACCCCATCGGCGGCATCAACCTGTTTCAGGACGCCCATGAACTTGGCTTCCGCCGCCGGTAAAGTCACCGTCTTAGGCGTAGTGGCATGCAGCCGAACCACTTTTTCCTCGTCGGTACCTTTGGTCAGCGCCGATAAAAACGATACAAGACGCTGCCCGATACCTTTAAATCCTACGGTAAATGGATTCGCCATTATTCCTCCTTCTTATCCTCAAGTTTGTATTCACTCTCATCGAAACTTTCGCCCTCGCTTTCGGGATCGCCTTCCACGGAAGACCTTCGCGATAGTGAAGCGATAACTCCGCAAGCTTCACATTTCAGCGGGAACTTTTTCTCCACTTCAGCTTCGAACTCTTCCTTCAAAGCCTTGGCTTCCTCCAGCCCCGCGCTTTGGATGGTTTTCTCCATCGCCTCTGAAGCTTCATCGCCTCTGGCCTTTTTGTAGGCCACCAGCGCCGCTTCCCGCGTATCCGCCAGATACTTATCACCGAGTTCCGCGCTTGGCTTCAACTCCTCGAGTTCCTCGACGGACCCCTGAAGCTCTTTCTTCTCTTCCAGAAGACCTTGGTTTTCGGTCTCCAGGGTGTCGTTCCTGGAAAGCATCTCCTCTACCTTCTGATTCCAGTCATCATCGGTAGGGGCGTCAGTTCCCAGAAAATTAATTACTGATTTCGTTAATGGCATTTTCTTACACCTCTTAATTTAAGGTTCTATTTTAATTTTTAATTTTCGGCTTTCTAACTGGTTAATACCGCCGCATTTGCCGTCGCCACCGTGTTTGTCGAGTCCGGCACGATATGTTCTGCTACAAGCAGAAGATGCGCCGAATACTTCACTTTGATATCGTTCGCCAATGTAATCGCTGAAGCTGCATCCGTCGCATCAGCGGTTGTGATTTCATTGGCGGTATCCGATGCGATATGCCCGGCATGCGTCCTATGGGCATTGAAATCCGCTTTGATTTCATTAACCAGCGTCACTAACGAAGCTTCATCATCGGCATCAGCTGAGGTAACATCGTTTGTGGAGTCCGCGACTATATGACCATATGCATTCGCTCTATGGAGGTCATAATCAGCTTTCAGTTCGTTGGCCAAGGTGATTGCCGTCGCCTGATCTGTCGCATCGTCTGCGGCTATGACATTATCAGCGTCCACCTTGAAATGCGCCCCGGTCATGCCTATATGCGCATTAAGCGATGCCTTCAGCGCATTCACCAATGTTTTCAGGCTGTTCAGATCGGTAACCAAATTACTCAGTTCAGATGCTTCGGTTCTTGGAATATTTCCAACTCCCATAATTTCTCCTTATTCGTTAAATCTTAATTTCCCTTTTATCCGGTTATCTAATTTGCCTTTACAACTCCCTTGATTACTGCGTCCGGATCGCCTCCGGCATATACCAGCGAGACCTCTAAAATCCGCAGCATTTCCGTAACATCAATTGTTACCAGCTCGCCATCAACCTTCCTGCCCAGGTTCTCCCAAAATTCATACCCGTCTAAATCCGGATGAGACTTCTCCCAATCGAAATGAAAAGATATTGAATCACTTCCGATTAACGGTGGTTTGGATAATAGGCTTCTGGCGGTTCGAGGATTAGCGACAGCGTCGATTTTAAATCTGGTGTTTATACCCTCCGGATTTCCGGTTTCGTCCCACCGTTCTTCGATAACCACCCCCACTTCCTTGCCGACTTCTTTGCGATGGTTTAAAAATACCGGTTTGTTTTTGTACATCCCCAAAGAGTTCTTCAGTACATCACCCTTTGTAAAATTCAGCCAGTAATCCGGAAGAATAGATTTGGAGATCGCCCTGAAATCAACCAGTATAAAATCGCTTTCCTGCGGTTCTATGCTATCGATAAACGGCTTCTCTCCATCCGCCTGCAAGCGCGCTTTATCAAATCCGGAAATATCGGTTTTTAACAGCGATCCTACCAGCGTCATCTTGAGTGCACTACTTCCCTCAACCAACTCAATCCCCTTAGGCAATTGAATCCTGCTGTCTGCGGCCATCTCCGCCGTCAGCGACATCGATTGTGAAGTACCCTTCGTTTCTTTGGCGCTAAGACTTAAATCAAGCGAATGCTTATTCAAATGCTCCCGCGCCAACTGCCTTAACCTCGACGGCTCTATGGAATTGGTTACCGGAGTTATTTGCGACACCAGCGATAAAGCATTTCTGATATGCGCCTCATCGATATTGTCATGTGAATCTCTGCCCCGCCTTACACTCTTAAGATGATGCGGTAAATGACGGGCGTTTTTGTTTCTGGTCTCGCCTTTCGCATAAGCCGGTTCTATAACCGCGAACGCTTCATCGGGAAGCTCGTTAATCTCATGTCTGCTCCACCTTTTTAGTTCAAGGCTGTTCTCAGCCTGCCAGCATATCTCACAGATAGGAACCACCTCCTCTTATGATATTTTTAAATAAAATTCTTTTATTCATAACCTTAGTTTCTTGCCCTTTCTATTGGATTAGCCAAACTCGTAGTAGTCGTCATACTACCTCCCTTATCTTTTAAATTATGTTGATATCCGCATTTCGGGCATACGATGACGCCCCTCTTTTCATTCAACTTCATAACCCCTATCTTGCATTCCGGGCATCTCATTTCGCTACCTGCCTTCCTCTGCACCTACTATGAAACGGGGGACCTACGATATTATCCGCTATCATTTCCTCCCCGGATTTTGCTTTCGCATACTCGATCCATTCCTCTTGAGTCTTCGCCGGTGCATTCTTATAAACTTTTTCATTGAAATCCTCAGCTGATAGCTCGGAAAGGTTCTGCACCTTCTCGTCAGCTTTCCCCACCGGGAATATCTTCCCGTCCATTTCCAGGCAAATAGGGCAGGTTATCCGGTCCAGAACTTCTACGATCTCGAAATACTGTGTTTTAAACTCAGACATCTGTCTGATATGCCCCCAGTTGCGTATCCTCGAAACCGATGTATCTACTATCCGCTGAATCTGGCTTTTGGAGATATTCCCGAAATTCGTTCCGTAACGTTTGATAAATCCGTTTATATTGGTATAGCCGCCTTCCAGATATTCCTTTTTAAGGAATTTCAACATCGGTTTCTTCGCAGAATCATTCTGCAGGTACTTCGAGAAATAGAAATCATCCAGCCCCTTCAGAAACTTCACCGCCCTCTTATCCGGAAGCTTCAATAACGACGGTATCCGCTTCACATCGACTATCTTATCCCGTACCCGGTAATAGAAATATGTATCATATATGCGGCGATTGACCTTATCCTTGAGGCCTTGATCAGCCAATGCATCTGGAAACTTTGTTGAGACAAATTCGAAGACATCGTTCGCAAACTCGTCCGGACCCTCGGTCGAGAATTCCTTATTTCCAAGTTTCTCCGCTACTCTCTCCAGTACTTTCCCCCGTGCCTTATCGTCGAGACCCTTAATCTGTTTGAAATAGCTGTCTACCCACCTCAGCCTACGCCGTTCAATCCCCTTTTCCGAAGCCAACTGAACCGCTCCGACATCATCCGCCAACGAATCCCGGATAATAGCATCGGAGTTCATGACGACAAGGCTTTCCCTGCTTAATTTGTATCTGCCGCCCTTATATACGAATTTTACCGAAAGCTGATTTCCAAAACTCTCACTGCCGCTATCCGATGGCAATCCCTGAGAATATGCTTTCTCATATCCGATTTCCTGTGCCGCTTGATCCGGACTGATTAAACCGGCATCCATACGGCTAATAGCCGTATCCGTCGCTATCTGGCTGGTCTCCGCTTGCTCCTTAGGCTTAAAGCTCGAATTCCCGGAGAAATCCATAGCTAAACTGGATATGATGATACCTCCCATAAGAAGGTCTAACTCGTATCCTTTCTCGATAACGAATTTCACATGCCGGCGGACGTTATCAAGCGAATTAACCATCTTGGTGTAGACCACTTCTCCATATGTTTCCGTCGTCGAATAAGCCCGACCCAACATGGCCGGGTCCTGTCTCAATCCCGACATGACCTGCTCTTCTATCATCTGATTGAGGTCTTTAACCCCGCGCATATCAGTAGAGACTGCCGTATGATTCAATTCCATATTATCATAATGCGCCATCATGCCGTTGCGGTAATTCTCAATCAGATTATTGGCGAGGCTGTTTAATTCGGAGGTTATGCGGTTTATAAAATCATCATTAGATTCCCCCTCTTGTGCCGGAGGTTGTTTCATCACCACATCGAAAACGCCCAGGAGTCCTAATTTCTTGATCACGAAAGCGATATTATCTGTTACGTCGATCTGCACCATAGCATGACGCAAAGCCGCTACGAATGGAGGTATGCCATAAGGAGAATTCTCGTCTTGCTCTAATGCCGAGTATGTATATGTGTTTTCGTTGAGCTCAATCAAATCCCCTTTGGAAGACAACTGTCTCGACACATACCGGCTTTGTTCTTTATCATATTGAAAACGGATATCCCGAACCGGCACCATGGCATAGGTTTGCATTTCGGTAAGACTTTTATTTACTATCCATTCATGCGATAATGCCCCATATATTGCCGCCTGCCGGAATAACCTGTTGATGAGATTCTCGATCATAATCCGGTCGGCAAGTTTGTTCAGTCTTTTTAAGGCTTTATCAATCCGCCGCGCCGAATCCGCATTTATCAAAAGCTGATGGCCGTTGTTGCCCAGCGATACGACATTATCAACTGCCTGTGAGAAATCAGGATTGGTTAGACATAGCTTGGAAATAATCTCTAAGAAGTTATAAGGCACCTTGGGATCGACACAACTCAAAAAACCGTTAGCCATTCCCATGAGACTGCCGAAACTATCCGGAGCCTCTGAACGCCTGCCTACCGGTACAGGTATTCCACCGATATTGCGTTCCTTCTTTTCCGAAGCGCGTCTTATTTCAAAACCTAATATCTTCAAACCGTCTTCCCTCCGGGAAACACCATAATCGGCGCTAATAATCCGGGCTTGGAAGTCATTCCTCCGAATAGCGCTAACGCCATCGCCCAGAACCGGTCTGCATGATGTTTTTCATTTTTGTCCGAATCATATTGGATGTTGCCCGCTGCGGTCGTATTCCTCTTTATGGAATAGATCTGATTCATCAATTCCCTGTCCCGATATATCCTGATCCTGCCCCGTTCCATTGATATCTTCACATCCGTCGCCATCCTTGCCTTAACTCCGACAGTACCTTTCGACGCACCCTTCTTGCTTTTCTTCTTGGATTTTAAATCCGGAGAATAAACATCGGTTTCGATACTCGAAGCGAAATTCACCGGTTCCACTATATGAGGATATGCAATCGAAAGTTCCTCGGCTAACTGCATTCCAAGTCCCCCCTCATCAATACACATACGTACTATAGGAAGTACCCGCAGGGCTTCTCCAAGGTTAGCCCGCTGCTCCGGGAAAGGCATCCTGCGGAATGTCTTTAACATCCTCTGATAGAAAACACCCCCGAATTTTTCGAAGATAAACAATTCCGATGCATTTCTTCTCCTGCCCACATCGAATCCGGCATACAGCTCCCCCTTTACGTTTTCCCGGAGTTCTTCATATGAATCATAGACTTCAATGTCCTTATCCGCACACCTTGATATCAACTCCCAGGGGATAAACGCCGCCTCGGCTTCCAACGGTTTTAATTCGAACTCCTGCTGGAAATCCTCCAACAGCATCATTGAGAAGATCAGCTTCAGGTCCTCAGAAGCCCATTTATCGACACGCTCCTCGGTCGATAGCAGATCCGCCGCCATCACATACTGGCCGGACTGGACTTCTACGGGCCTGGTTGCCGCCTTGACGTCATTACATAAGAACGATGACTGCCACCAGTAAACTCTGTAACGCTTAATATTCAGGAATTGAGGTTGCTGGGTATCCCCGGTCAATATCTCATATGGTATTCCGGTGTTGCCTTTGAGCGTGGAACCGATTACCACCTGCCCGCCATGCGCGGTTATACCCAACGCTCCCCTTAATGCTTCCCGGGGATCCTGCAGATACGCAAACTCATCCAGATATACATCTCCGGGGCCCTTGCCCCTCGGCCTGAACATTGAGACTATCCGGCTGCCGTTGCTCCACTCTAATTCCATTTTGTTGTCGGTTATCAATTTATGGCTGTGGCGCCGCGGTATGGAATAACTCAACTCCCGGGCATACCTTATCTTTTCCTTGGCATCCTCAAGGTTCATTGACGTGAACACCGAAAGATGATTGTTGAGGATATGGCTCTTCGCTACCGCTTTGGCGCTGACCACCGTATAACTGTATCCGAACTGCCGCGCCTTCAGCGTCGCTGCCATCTTGGAATCGTCGTCCACCAGGATTTCCTGCATCTCGTCAAGCACTAACGGCCCTGTTGGGGTTTCCATCAGCCCCTGGCAGTAACCGGGAATAGTCGCCAGCCAATCCGTAGTCTGACTTTCTTTTGCTTTCGCGCTACTCATTATCCCCGCTGTCAGTATCACCATTAACAGAGCGACGATTACCGGCATAGCCGGAAGGGATGCGAGTACCCTCGCTCTCTGTGCGTGGAGGCGCAACAGCATCCCTTCGAATCTTTTGAATATGCTCATATCGCCTGCGGATTTCCGCTTGGACTTCATTCTCATCCTCGTCGCCAACGATTTCACCTTCTAATATCCCCATCTTTCGCAGCCGTTCGACAAGATCGGAGTCCTCCCTCCGGAGAATCTCCAGAACCTTAAGCCGCATTTTACGGAGCGAAACAGCAGTGAACCCTTCCTTCCGTTTCTTGTCCTTTTCAGAATCGCTATCTTTAGGTTTCTCAAGATCATTAATCCGATTGCTGAGGTCGACATACTCATTCCAGAGGTTTCTGACCCGCTCCGAATACTTCTCCTGAACGCCATCAAGAATATCATTGCGTAGCTCATCTTGCTTCGTTCGCGAAGCCATCTTGAGCTTGCCTTCCCGAATCTTTTTAATATCGCCTTCAATGGTCCGGACAGATTTATCCAGATGCTGCGCAATGTCGGCCACCTTCCAGCACTGGACAAAATACAAAAGCGAAATAGTCTTATAATCCCGCTCCAACTGCGCCGCAGTTCGCCTGGTAGGCTTTCTTCTAACAGCCTTCTTGACCTTCTTTTTAGCACCCGGAGGTTTTGATTTTGGCGCATTGGAACCTTTCTTTGAGGTCTTCCGCTTGAAAACTCTCTTTTTAACGGCCTTCTTTTTGACATTAATCCGTACAATCTTATCATCTGTTCCTCCACGACCGCCCATACCACATTACACCAACTCCATAAACCAACAATTACACCTATACGGCATAGAATACGCTAACTTATTGAATAATAACACTTTATTTGACCTTTTTAAGTCTTTTTCCCTTGACTTATTCTTTTATTAGTGTAACGTGTATAGTACGATAACACAATGAACACCAACACTTTACGAGGTTAAGATGCCAAGACAACAACAAACAAAATCAACAAAAGCCCGGGACTTCACATTTGGCGTTGAAATCGAATGCATGATCCCTAACAGAACCAGAATTCCGGTTGGAAACTATCATAACCCCAGACTCCTAAACGGCGATTTCCCTGAAGGTTGGATGTCATCCAAGGATAGTTCGATAGCGCAGTATGTCGGATATAAGGGAGTTGAATTCATTAGCCCGATTCTGAAAGGCGAAGATGGATTAAATCAGGTCATGTCGGTGTTAGATAAACTCAATGAACTCGGTGCCAAGGTAAACCGAACCTGCGGATTTCATGTCCATGTCGGAGCGAAATCGGTTGCCGGACCCTTAGCTGATGATGTCGCCGGATGGGTAAACAACCTGATTCACTTAGTCGGACAGCATGAGACTGCCTTATATGCATCTACCGGATCGAGATTCAGAGCTAAAGAATGCCGATTTACAAAATCGATCCATGCCCGCTATGATTCCGATAAGCGGAAAGAACTTAAAAAGAAAAAATGGGATGTCCTGCAAAGACAGGTTTCGGGTATCGACCGCTATCGGACTTTGAATTTAGCCAACCTTTTTAACTCCAAGATGACTGCTGAATTCCGGGTATTTGCCGGAACATTATCAAAATTAAAGGTTCTCGGACACATCCAGATGGTATTGGGACTCTGCGAAAAAGCCCTCGGAACCTGCGTATCATTCAATCCGCCGGCAACTCAATGCTATAAAGGCGGTGATGGATTGAAAAGTTTGAACCGGCTTTACTTTCTACTTGGATGGACCCTGGGCCGCAAAGATGTCGGTCAGCCTACCTGCTCCGCATTCGGATGGATTGCAGACCTCGATAAAATGAAAGGCATCCGCAAGGAGCTCCGCAGGCTTGCCGAGAAATTCGATTCCAACGTCTAATTATGAAGTTGTCAAAGAGCATTAAGCCGGTGATTTACTCGCCGGCTTTTTATCTTTAAGCACATCCATACCGGCTTTAATAAATGTCGCTATGGCTGCGCCCCGTTTTTTCTTATCAGAGGATTTTATTGCCGCATCAATAATTGCTTTTTCCTCATCCGTAACTTGGATGGTGATGCTGTTCAGTTTTTCCTTAGCTTCCGCCGCGGCTTTATCCTCAAGGGTTTTATCTAAATCATCCGGAAGCTTCAGCAGGTTTAAGCTGTCCTGCAGCTGAAGCTTTGTCTCCGGAAGCTCAATCGATAACTGGTCGAGTGATATACTTTCGTTTAGTGAATGAACGAGTTGTGCGTATTCCTTAGGTCTGGCATTCCCTTTCAGGTAATTCAAATTAGCAGTTAGTATCTTGGCGCGGTCATCAGGAACATCGATTATAACGCATTCGATCTCGTTCCATTTTAACTCGATGGCGATTGTATACCTCTGCTCCCCATCAATAATCTGGAACTTGTTGCGCTTTGATGGGTGCTTACGAACTACTACCGGCATTAATTGTCCATCGGTTAACAAGCTCCTCTGAAGCTTCTTTAGCTTCGGGGCTGTCAGGTGGTTAGGATTCCAGTCATTGGGAACCAACCTCTCTACTTCTATTCTGGTTATTTTAATCTGTCCCATAGTCTGTCTCCTAATTCGCTACCAAAAGCACTTCATGCCAGTGGGCATCATCTTTAACGTTTCCCCCGAATGTATAGCGGTGCTCTATTTTGATATCCCGGACAGTCGACTTGAATTGCTTGACCATATCGATGTATCCCATCTTGGTGATGGTTTTCTGCCCTACCGATATAATCCATTTGGGGATATGAGCAGCTGCCTCGAAAAGCCCCAGTGTATTCTGCATCACGTTCTTCTCATTAAAGCGGCTATTTTCGGCAGTCGTAACTGCCCTTTTCAGTAGACAATCAAGAACGTGATACTGTTTTTCGTATGATTGAGCCCCGTAATATGGCGGATCGATATAAACCGTATCCCCTTGAACCTTCTTTAAGAACTCGCAGACGTCCAGCTGGTGACACTCGTTTTCAAAACCGTTATCAATCACTCCATCGTTTATCTGTCCGGCGAGATCCTTCAATACATGAAGCAATGGCCGGGAATAGTCTTCTTTTAAATCTAATAGCGTATCGGTCAACTCCGCGTCGTTTTCTGCCTTGAGCATCTCTGCAACAGCGTTCGTATGTGTAAATCCGCCCATCGGCCTATAAAATATCGCCGTCTTAATCCATAACAGCTTCATTAGAACTGCTTTCGTGGGATCCTCGAACTTCTTTATGTTCGCCCAGGCCGTATCAAGAAACTCCCCTATCTCGGTTGTATAAAATTGAGAGTAGTTCGTGATCAGGAAATTATCTGATTCGGTGAGCTCGAACAGCCGGTAGATGTCGGCATCGGTGATCTTGACATCAGGATTCTCGATTAACGCTTTTCCGATTACCGCTGAACGGTCAGCGATATCGTTGCATAAAACGCGGAATCCCTTCGCTTTCGCTAAGAGTGACACTGAACCCCCTCCCAGAAATGCATCAATGAATGTTTCGCCTTCGGCATAACTTAAAATCCTACTGGCCAGCTTCCTTTTTCCTCCGTAGTACGAGGGAGCTGCCGCGAATAGTCGGAGCATAAGGCCTCCAATATGATTGTCCGAAGGGTCGATGGAAATTTTAATTGACGAGATGCCGCTTCCGGTCTATCTTATCTTTGCACGTATCGGAAGTGACCCTTCGGGGTGATCATGTGTTTGTGCACATGGTCGGTAGAGAGAGGCCTAATTCTCTCCGCTCACTTCCGGTCATTATTTTTGACCGTCTTTTCTAAACTAATTCTTCATTATCAATTGGCCTTTTTTAAAACCAAGTGTCGATTACGATAATAATTTATTTGTTGGGATGTGGGATTGTCAATAGGGTGAGGCAAGAAATGGTAGATATACCACCCTAAAATGAAAATAATGGTAGATATACCATTATTCTATACTTTTCTTATTAATATCTATTTCTTTTTACGTTTATCCCTTTTTCGCCTATTTCTTGCTTTACGCTTCTCGTCTGGGGTGGGTAGTGGTGGATATGATTTCTTAAGCTGTTCTACAAAATCGATTGTCTCAGTTGAAGGAAGTTGATAGCTTAATACAGTTTTTCCGCCTTCATTGGTAACTGCAAAGTCTCCTACTCCTATAATATCCATGCCGATTAATACATCATAATTTCCAATTTCTCCCTCGGTAACTGGAATGCTGGGAAAACCAACTCCATTAGGAAGCATGATTGCAACAAGATATACATTTTGCTCCTTTTGACCACCAACGGTCTGACAAATCGTCTTACCTATTGGTCGTAATCCAAGGTTATTAACTACTTTTGTTGTAATAACGGAACCCGTTGCCCCAGTATCCCATATACATTGATATTTAATTAAATTGGGTTTAATTGATGTATCGTTATGGTCAAAAGCTTCGGCAATTTCAACTTCATTTTCCAGGATTCTCATCCTATATTTATATCTTGAAGTAAATGCCCTTATATTCGGTCTACTTCCCTGCATTATTACTTAACCAAATTATCTAAAGCCCACCCTGGAATGAAATGTTTGAGTATAGTTATTGGGGTCGGCTGAACAGAATTGAATAAGAAATGTGCCAACCTCATGTGTTGCTTTTGTTTTATTATAAGCTTCTATCTCAGAATCATAAACGCCAATTACCTCTTCACCAACAATTACTATGTATTTTTCATTATAGTCTTTGGCTAATTCTTTTTGGTGCTCACGATAATATTTAAATTCTTTTTCTAACATTTTCCGCTCCTGTTCCATAATATAATAAAAGTACTTTTTACAATAAGTCAAGGAAATATTTACCTTACGCTTATTATATCGGCATATCCTTATTTTTTCATGAACTTATAGAAATATCATATATTTAATATCGAGACTTTATTCCAGGTTCCGATATTTTTTCTTCGGTCTTGAAAATACCCCTGCAGCCCCGGCATCGTCTTTCTCTTATTATTTTATTGCTCGATTTCAGCTTAATAGTCCGCCTCACATAAGTCTTTTCGGAGCTACAATATGGACATCTCATCCTTGATTTCCTTCTCGCTCAATTCCTTCAAAACCATTTTACTGACATCGGCAAAATGGTCGCAATTCAACTGTACGATATAATCGTACACTTCAGTCGTACGAAACTATCGTACATCTCGGTTGTCCGGGAAAAGCGGACAACTGAAGTTAAGCTTCTTATTTCTATTGACTTCCATAACCTTGCCAACCTTATTAACTCCATGTTCGAAGACTTCTATCATGATCCCCACATGCCGGTAGCATTCAAGTTGATATTATCTATTCTCGAGAGTATCATACTTGGCATCAAATATCTCTTCATTGGTATCTGGCGCCTCCTCCGCAAACTCTTCAAACTACTCCGTCCTTCGTAATCTTAACCGAATCCCGAACCTTCCCACCCTGAACATGGGATATTTCCATTGACTTAATATGCTCTCCATCAACGCAGTCGGTCATCTTTTTAACCGACTCCTCGATAGTCCCCTGCAGTTTCTCGATGTTGATTATAGTACCGATGATATTCATGCCGGCCAGCCAGCAGAATGTAAAGGGAAGTTTTTTATCGAGCCTCTCAAGTAATTCTTCGAACTTTACATTCAATCTCAAAAGCTTAGAATCCTTATTCACTTGCACGAGACTCAAAGAAGCGTCTTCCATAAACCTGATCTTATAATCGAAAAACGGTTCCCCAGAGGATTCCGCTTCATACAACAGTAGCTGTATAGGTGGCATATGCTGATTCTTAAACGTATGACATTCTCCCGGTATCAGTCCTTTGTTGTCCTCGATGATCTTAAAAACTCCCGGAGGGATTAAGTCCCTGAATATCTCCACCTTATAATCGACCACGAAGGCCAGCGATATCCGAATTCCGTTGTTAATGCCTTTGTTGATTACTGGTACAACTCCCTTGACGGCACATGTTAAAACTGCCATAGATTACTCCCTTATTCCGATGGTTCCGCTATCGGTAAAACATTATCTAATTTAATTATGATGTCCTCTCCCCCGGATTCCGATACCAGCAGGATATACGAATCGGCGTCGATATACTTGACCCGGTATTTTGTGGAATCTTCGGCGGATCGCATCCAACTATATTGCCCCTTATACAGCATGACGCTGTCATCGTCCTCGCATGGCCCAGAATATTCCGGGCTTCCGGAGGATAAAAATACATCCGGATTATCGCTCGGATTGACTACCGCAGATTGCTCGCCGGCACATCCTATCAGCAACAGCCCCAACACTAATATTACTAATAACTTATACATACTTATACCTCTTCCTGTGATTGAAAATTTAAAAACTCCTTTGTATCATCAATCTTATCCTGCTCCCGGACGAACCTGAAACTCCCATCGAAATCACCCTCCTTCGTCGGATTGATAGGATTTATTGATTTCCAGTTGAATAGGCAAGGATCCGTCAAAGAGCAGAAGGGATTAAGTTCAATTAAATTTACAGACCGGTACGGTTCGTTGAGGCATTCCCTGTCGATGAATATATCAAATACGACAGAATCTAAATGACAGAGTGGCTCGAAATGGTTCTTGAAGTAAGGAAGTATGTACACCTCCTTAAATGTTTCTATACTTGATTGATTAGAATGTCCAATATCCGCGTGAACGTCTTCAATCCATTTTTCTAATTCAACGAAATGTTCATTATAATGATACTGTGATACTCCCACCAATTCCCGATCTTTCATAAAACACCGGAACTCCGCCCACTTCGTAATATTCACCCATTGCCGAAGCCAGATATGCGCATTGTAATTGTTGTCGATAGCCATCGTCAGGTCTTCGTAAATCCGCTCTGAACAATCGCAAAGCAGTTCAACAGCACGAACGCCGGATTTTACCTTGAAGCCCTTCCGTTTACCTAACCAGCTATCCTTCGGAGACCGGCTGCCCAGCTTCACAAAAACGCCATTATTCCTAAATTTCGAGTTAATAGCGATTTGCTCATCGATCCTATTTATAATATCATTGATGGGCTTCTTTGGAGATTCTCCGAGTTCCAATATATTCGACCGGAGGTTTCCCATTTGTTCGAATGACAATGGCAAACCGATTGATAACGGAAATCCATAGGGGTTTTCAAATATCGACAGTTTATAAAGCTCTTTAGGCCAATTCTCCAGAAATGTCGGCCTCGACATCTCGAATATTTTATTGCTGATCATGTTCGGCCTCCAATCTAAGATTAACCATTGCCTCATCCGCTATCCCTTTAATCTTGTTGCAATTGAGTTTTGCATAATCAATAGTTCCTTCATCGCTTTCCCCGTCGCGGGCCAGACTATATATATCAACGAAAATGCTATTATACCGGCTAATCTTATCGGTTAATTTAGCAATTACTACTTCCACCTCCCGCATAGGATGCTTCGGACATACCTTGATATGCTCCGTCAAGGCGGCATTCTGAGACTTCGGCGTCCCCCGCGGATATTTCTGGCCGCAGTAAGCGCAGAAAGTATCGTTTTCAATCGATTTCCGTAATTCTGCTATTGTTTTATTTTTATTTTCGATGGTCTCAACCAAAGCCCTATTGTCATTGGTAAGGTCAGCAACCAAATGTATTAATTGCTCTTTTTTGTATTTCCGATAGCTACTTGCGGTTTCGGAGTAAGTCATTTTATAATGCTCAATCATTTCAACACCTTCCTCATCCTGAGTATCAACTCCCTGGCCGCCCTGGTATCCGACACCGCATCATGAGCATTTATTTTGATACCACAATAATTACAAACGGTTTCAAGTCTCAGGTTCGGAAGGTTTATTTTACCCATCCAATTCAGCCAGAAGAGTATCCGCATCGGATCGATCGGTTTATAGTTGAAATACGATCCATAATATGGATTCTCGGCCTTGCGGAAATACTCTCTCATAAAGGGGATGTCGAAGCTTTCAATATTATAACCGGCTGGATAGAACTTGTCTGTTTTATCGAAGCGGTCGATATGCTTATCGAGCAGATCATTAACTATTTCCCAGAAGACTACATCCGGATCCTCGAATCCTGCAATCTCCTCCCGGGTACGCTTGTTGACCTTAAGCGCCTCATCATCAATTAAGTCTTTTTCGTACGGTCTGATAAGAAATTCACCCTCCTCGACAATTTCGCCATCGATGTCGATGATATGAGCAAGCTGAATTATGGCATGCTTCTCTGGATTAAGACCTGTAGTCTCCAGATCGAAATAAAATGTTTTAACTGGTGCCGGCATTCGTTACCTCCTACCATATTCGTGACTGCACGAATATGGTCTATGTTTATCACTTAATATCACTCTTATCTCTCGTTATTCAATACGCTCATTACCTCATTGGGTCTTCGTAAACCCTTAATCGTTAGCTATATATCTACTTCATATAATCCTTGTTGTCCTCTTACCGGGAAGGGATCTATCTCCCGAACATTCTCCAACACCCAGGCGAAGACCCCGGGATACACTCCACAACAAGCCGCGGCCTCGTCTTCTTTAGTCATTCTCCGGACGTCCGTTAAATCTGCTATGGCAACTGCCTGTCCGGAAGGCAGGCCGGGAATAGCTGGCTTCTTGGAAGATACGATCAACAACTCACCCCTGTATTTCGTACCCCAAGTCCGGGTCTCGATAGTCTTCTCGCCGCTGGCGATCATCGACGACCAGGGCTGCTTAATGCTGAGGGCTTTCAATTACTGGCTTCCCCCCATCGCTTTTAAAATTTCGGTTATCATCTCTGTTTTTTCTTCTTTGGTTCTCTGTGATTTGAGAATCTTAATAATCGACCTGGTGTGTGATTTGAACTGCCTAATCTGTTCATCTTTCCGTCGGATAAGCTTATCCTGCTGTATAAGCAGAGCCACGTCCTCCGGCTTGCGGTAGTCGGTGAATTCACCGAACTTCTTATATAGCTCTTCAAGCAGGTTTCTGATTTCTTCGGTCTTTGGGTTACTCATCGTTAATCCCCCAGGGCATCTAAGCAGATATTACAGTGTTCAATAATACTGTTTAATGATATTTTTGTATCTTCTACCGGTACAGAAGTATCTGACATTACTTTATCAATGGCTCTAATTGTCTTGTCGTATAACAATTCATTCCGGCTCATGACCTCTTCGACCTCCGGCGTATTTTAGCGGCCATCACAGGAAACATGGCCATCGCCTCAAACTGACTAATTACAATCGGTTTCGGTTGCCCCTGTTTAGCCAGATAACCGCCCTTACAATACGGACAACAGAAAGCCGAATCCCGTTTATGCTCTTTGCCGCAATTGAGACAGATCCGTTTATTCATTATATCCTCTGTAACGAATAGGTTTTAATGCTTTTGATAAGTAGAGTGGATGCTGCGGGTGTCCGCCTTTAGTTACTTTCAAACACCAAATCGGGCAATTCAGTAATTCTATTACGTGCTTTGCTCTATCGAGATAGCTGCCATGGTTACCCCAACCGGCTATGATATCATGATTTGAATAACTTTGAATAATGCTGTCATTCACATCACCTATGGGGTCCCGTGCGCGCTTCAATTCACGGGGATCTGTAGCTCTTAATGCAAAAAGATTAATAACATGTATCCCACCGTATTTCCAGTGATAGGCATAATTCATGCAGCGTCGAATTGTAGGATCATCAATACTGGCGTCCGCAGTGCTCGGATTAAGAAGTAACCAGGTAAGATAATCTTTATTATCATTCCATCTCCGCCACAGACGATAACGATACTTCCTACATGGACTGAATTCAGCGCCTTTGTTGGTCAATCTGCATATCCTCCTTGACTGTAAATAAATTGCTTTAAATCCTCTGCAATCGAATCTAAATCGTCGAGAGACAATAATCCTGAATTATAAAGCTCCGTCAATCTAACATACTCGTCATAGCATTTCTCACGGTCAGTCATAGATATGCCCGCCCTTCACAATCTTCCGTAGCAACGAGACCGCGGCAATAACTACCCCGATGACGAAGAATGCTCCCAACAATCCTGCTCCAAACTCAAATATCCAATTCCAATCTGTATTCATATTCATAACTCCTTTCGGTTTTCCGTAATAAAGCGCAGTATTTAAATTAATCCCTTATGTCGCTTAGTATTCACTTTTGGGTTTTGTTGCGCTGTATCCATTTTAAAATACATTTTCCTGCTCATGAACCTTATCCATTGTGTGAAATCTTGTCATTTCGTCGTAATACCACATCGGAATATCAATCCCAGCGGGTCCGTTACGTTGCTTTCCGATAATAATCTCTGCGTATCTCTTATGATTCTTCTCAGTAATATTGTATTTCTCTGGCGGTTTTTGTTTATGCATTATCGGGCGGTAGAGGAAAAGAACAACATCAGCATCCTGTTCAATATCACCGGATTCCCTTAAATCTGACAATATAGGTCTTGAATCCGCCCGGTCTTCCGGTTTTCTTGATAGTTGGGAAAGAGCGATAACAGGAATATTCAGGTCCTTAGCTATCATCTTTAAACCTCTGCTGATTCTTCCCACCTCTTCATTCCGAGTCTCGCCCTTGGAATTGATTAATTGCAGGTAATCGACTATCAGTATATCTAATCCAACTCGCGCCTGGAGCTTTTTAGCTTCAGCCCTGATTTTAGTAACCGTGCTTATATCCCGGTCATAGATTATCATCTGCGAAATCCCGGAGGAATATTCAGAGGCTGCCTGAGCTAATTTCATCCATTCATTATCCGATAGTTTGCCCTGCCTGAGTCTGAGACCTGATACTCCCGCCCTGCTGCAAAGAATCCGCTCGGTGATGGCCACTTTTGACATCTCCAACGATGCTACCATAACCACCTTATTTGTTCTGGCCAGGCGGTCTCCGATATTTATGGCCAGTGCTGTCTTGCCGACAGTTGGCCGGGCCGCTAAGATTATCAGATCAGGAGCTCGAAATGGATTTAAGTAACTATCTAAATTATCAAATCCGGTTCTTAATCCGGAATGCTGTTGGGTATAACCATCCATCGATTCGGTGGCAACAGCTGCCAGTTCTTTAAGCCACTTACCGCCCTTGTCTTTGTTCTCGTGGATGTTAAGAAGCTTCTCGTCAACGCTGAGAATGATATCCTCGGGATCCTTCGAGTTATTAGCCAGGGATATCATTTCAAATCCCAGTTTGTTGATCTGCAATAATTGCGATTTCCTCTTAACTAATTCACAATGGCTTTGAATATTAGCTGAGGTCCCTATATTCTCCACGAGTTTAGTTATATATCCCCGACCGCCAGCCTCTTCAAGTTTCTGTTTGGACTCGAGAAGAGAACTTATCGTAACAATATCTGTTTCTTTCCCTTCATCGAATAGCTTTTTAATAGCTTTGAATATCAGCCTGTGCTTGGTGGGATAAAAATCTTTATATTCAAGTATTGTTACAGCTTCAGCTACAGCCTTATTGTCTATTAGCATCGCACCCAGCACCGCTTGTTCGACATCGACAGCTGCTTCCCATGCCATATCCGGCTTTTGTTGATTATTACTGCTCATTTGTCTCCATACCGGGAATAATTATCCTCATCGGCTTAAAAGGATTTGAGTCTGCTTTTTGCTGAGATCGTTTCCGTAACTCCTCTACTCTCCGCTGATCACCGGCAATCGTCCGCAGCCATGTAAATGGATTATCAGGCTTCTTTCCGCATTCGCAGATTGCCTGCCACAGAGTACCGTGATCCCCGAATCCGGGATGAGCGAATTTACCGTTATCGTTTTGAAACTCGTTGATTAGCAAGCCTATCTGGGGATATGTGAGACAAACACTGCCGAAGATTTTCTTTTGAATATCTTCGATTTCACCATCCCACCATTTCTTGCTGTTCTTCTGAACTTCAGGATTTAAAGATGCCGCCGGAGGCGGAGAGCTGTTTTTACTTCCGGGATGTGTCTTTTTGTCGCCGGAGGTATTATTTATATCTGGAGTAGGAGAAGGATTAGGTTTAGGAGTAGGAGTAGGAATAGGGGCATTGCTGATTGAATGATTCAGCATTGCTGATTGTATGCTCCCTGTATGCTCCCCGCATGCTGTCAGCATACTGTCCGCATCCTCACCGCATGCCGGTGACATTATGTTGGGACTATTCGGAGAATTACTCTTCTCTCCTCCCCAACGCGCCGCGGCTGCAGCTCTGGCTTGTTTAGACCGCTCTTCGGAATAAAAAGCGAATGGTTGATGCTCTTCCCAGTCATGCAGAATCAGTGTCCCATCTTCTCCCTTTTCAAGAAACTTCACATCTATCAGGCCATTAATGAACTTGTCAGCATCACCATCACACCTGGAAGCTATTGCAATATCCTCGTCGTCCAGGCCGTGCAGTATCCCTTTCGACCGGTTTTGGGCGGCATATATCCACAACTGCTGAAGGGATACCACAGCATTGATACCCAGCTTCCGTTTAAGCTTGACCGTCTTAGGATGGTCGTAGAAATCCAATTTAATCCTGATATCCTCAACTGACATTATTAAGATTCCTGCTCAGGTGTTTCCTTTTTCTTTTTGGATGCTTTCTTCTTCGAGTTCTTCTTAGAGGTCTTGACTTTCTTAGATTTCTTTGCTTTCTGTTCCTTCATATGCGCGATGGCCGCTTCCTCTTTTGCCCAGGACTTCGGTACCGGAACTGATGCTTCAGCGGCTTCCTCGAGCCCTTTGAAGTCAAGGCCGATCAGCCGACAGACCCGTTTTGCTTCTTCAACCCGAAGATCATCAATATTCGAAGGTTGTTGATAATTTAGACGATCGGCAAATACTCCGATCATTGCCTCCCATAGCTGTTGATGGATTTCACCGGCTTCCTGATCCGTAAGGTCTTCCCATTCCTTCCATTCATCCTTAGCGCAATAGGTTGAATTATCCTTAGTTCCGAATACCACAGCCAGTGCCATTATTCGTTCTTTGGAATCAACCAATCCTTCGAACTGTTTAAGTGAAGAGCACTTCGGTTCTCCCGAATCGTCCGGAGCCATGTTATAAAGCTTCGACCTGATCTCTGTGAGAATCTTTGCATACACTCGCTTTTTGCGTTGTTCCTTCTTGGCCTTAAGCTTCGCTTCAGGATTCATGTCCTTAGATGATTTTGCCGCTGACGAACTTGTTGATCTTCCGCTGCTTGTAAGCTTGACATATTTGAGTTTGCCGTATCCGGGACCGTCGACAACAATGGCAGGAACAGCATTTTTATCGCTCTTCTTCGCTTTCGTATACTCGTAACTCGGGATAACGCCCTCGTTTCCATTATAGAAGCCAGAATTCGATATCTTAACTAAATTCGGATGCTTTTTCCGGTGTTGGGATATCTGACCTTCCAAATATAGTTGGGACTTTTGCTTCCAACATCCGCCATCCAGACACTTATCGTTCTTGCCGATTGCCTCCGGAGAAAGATCCCCCTGAAACAGAATAGCCTGATGACAGGAACGCTTCTGACACTCGGTGCAGGAACCGGCATCCGGATAAAGGGATTCATCATCAAGTTTCCATGGAGCTTTACTGATCAGCATCATTCGACCATCAAGAAACTTCTCTAATTGACTTATAGTTGAATCATTTACTGAATAGTGATTCTCACTTAATTCCTCAAAGATCGCCCTTTGCTCTTCTTCCGGATATCTGGCTATTAACTCGAAATGGCCAATCGACCAGTTTATAAAACAACTCAGAGGATTATGATATACATTAGGTCCGTCGTATTTCATGGCGTCCTGCCACTCCGGGATCAACTCCAGTAACTTAGACCTCCGTACTACCCAGCTTTCCGTCTTCCCCAGCGACTCCGATATCTCTTTACTATCCTTGCCGGCGGCGATGAGTTTCTGAAGGCTTTCGGCTTCATCGAGAGGCGATAGATCCTCGCGCTGAAGATTCTCCGTTACATTGATAATTCCGGCCATTCGATCATCGACATTGACGACCTCGGCCTTGATAGCATCGAATCCGGCAAGTAAAGAAGCCATTAGCCGGCGTCTACCTGATATCAACTCGAATTTCCCGTCAGATGCATGACTCGGGTCCGGCCTTACAATAATAGCATTTATGATCCCGTTCGTACCTTTAATGCTTTCAGCTAATTCTTTGATCTCCTTGTCGGTTGACTTAACCTTCCGGGTATAATCCGGGGGGATAATCACATCCTTGATAGCGATAAATCTCACCGCCGTTTCCTTCTGTTCTGCTACAGCTTCCATAGCGTTCCTTTCCTTTTTGTCTATTTAGAGTATCTCTATTATTGACGGATCTATTTCAAGCCTGTATTTCCCGGTTCTATCTGAAACAATCAGAGCGTCTGCGCCACGAATATGCTCTAACAATTGCTTATGCAGGCGATGTAAATAGAAATAGCTGTATTGATTGTCTCCATCCTCAATATCAAGACGATGCAGCCAACCCTCATTCTCCCCCGTCTTACGAGCCGCTGCAAGCTTCTGAAGACACAGCCATGACTTGTGAGGTAATCGAATCTCTTTATCGTTTACGAATATCGAGACTCTGTTTTTGCCCGGATCCTCTCCGATAACGAAGCTGTTTATTTGCATGGCAATTCCTCTTGTTCGGCATCTACTACAAGTTCCAGATTCGTCGGATCGACTCCTTCAATACTAATCCTCTTTCCAATATTACAATGCTTGCAGATATCGATTCCCTCCAATTCAAAGCCTTTATACTTTCTAACGATCTTCAGGATATGTCCCTTCGGGATGACAAACCAGTGGTTACTGATTTCCTTTAAGGTTCTGACCTTTTTACCCATCCATTCCCATTGAGTTTTTTTATAGTATTCTTTCCAGGTTATCATCTTTTAAACCTTGTGAATTATCAAATTAAAGAATTATAGAATCGTAGAGTTTTACGATTTCCCAATTAGCTTCCTTAAATACTCTTTCTCAGATTTCTCCTTTTCCATGGCTTCTTTCCATTTTTCCACATCGAGATAGTTTTTAATATGCTGTTCTATTAATGATTCAATAACCGCAGGTTCGAGTGCATCTAATTCCCAGCTGTCACCGCCATAACGGTTGATGTATTCATTCGCTCGAGAGTCCGTTATTTTGGCAGGATTCGGAGGTGGGTTGTACTCATCTATCTGATCCATATTAAGCGCAATCCTTTTAACCGTAGCCTCAGCTTCAAACATGTATAAACGATCATCTATATCTCTGGTCATATCTATACCAGAGGGATCATGGTCTCCAAGATGGAGAATAATGAAATTACGATTTTCACTTAAACCGTTAATATATTCTATAGAATGATCATCAATTCTCATTGCCGCATTCCACATCTCGCTTTGTGAAGTGTACCCGCGGCAGCTGAAATATGGAACCTGCCACTTGTTACAGACACTTTCGATTACACCCACCAATGCATCCTTTTCAATCCAAACCTCTAAGCGGAAGTTATGGTCCTTCCATTTGTCAATCCTATATGAATCAACAGCAGCGCGGATGATCTCGTCAGGAGATCCCCAATGAGTCAGTTTCTGAAGGTTTCTGGTACGGTCTGATATATGATTCCAGTCTATCAGTCCTGCAAGCCTGGCATCATTCACGATCGAACCCAGTTTTTTATATTCTCTCTGAGTATTAGGAATGTAGCCCCGGGCAACAAATTGATAATATAACTGCCTTAAGGTTAAATCAAATCCCTGCTCCGTATATTCATTCAGTATGATATTTGCCATGCTTATAATGGCTTCGCTTTTAGCGGTGAATTTGTGATCTTTATATTTGATTAAAGGCATATCATATATTTAAAAAGCGTTTAATTTCAAACTATCAAGCCTGCTTAGAGCCTGCATATCTCGGATATGAATATCTTCATCGAAAAATTCCAATCCATTCATTTTCGCCAATATCTGAGCATATAGCCCCTGCGTATCCAGCATAATGGAGTCTGTATTTTGAAGCGTAGTTATTTGGTTTCGTTGATGATTTATATAGATACTCAAGACAACGATCCAAATACAGAGCGTTAATACTGTTCCCACCAACATTCTAAAGTATAGCCTCTTCATTTGTCCTCCGAATTTTGTAAAAATGGCAACTCCCGAACTCTCAAATCTTCCGGGAACTTATTTATATCCCTGATCAGCTTACCTCCGATATCCAACTGCTTGACAAACACCGGGATTTCAAACTCCTGACATTGCTGTACTATGTGCCGAACCCATTCAATCCTGGAGGGTCGACGTTCATGTCCCGATTCGGCGCCGACGACTACCCAATCTATGCGTTTTGCCTTTGAGGTAATAGTGGTGTCAATTCTCCAACGTTTGGGGGCTGGCTCCGAAAGGAAGCTTAGGTCGATTGCACCAATTAAGGGTTCAATTGACAGCCAGCGGTTGACTTCATCTATACGAAGTAAATTATCAGTAAGTATCTGGCTAACATACTGATTACTGATTAGTGAAACCCCCAGCCACAAATTATCTCGATAGTATTCATACTTGTTTTGCATGATTCTTAGTGTTCTTGACATCAAATACGGACGCTTAGTTGTAATTAGATAGATATGTTCTGATAACACCGACATAGGGATGTTCATCAGAATCCTCTCTTGAAGCTCAAAAGGTACGTCCTCATGAAACAAGTCGCACATATCACAGACGAAAAATGTCTTCGGCTTTCCCCCCATGCTAAGTTTTGCAAGTACTTTCTCGTCTATGTAGAATTCGGTCTTCTGGCCGTCGTAAGGCTTCCCCTTCATGGTCCGGAGATTAAAGCCCTCCGCCCAGCAATATTGACATTCCGGAGCGCATTTAGTGCAATGGAAGCCGCCCCTGACATCTCTCAACGGATTATTAGAATGCATCCAGTATTTCGAACCCGGTAATGGACTTCCTTTTCCTGCTGTCTTCCTTGGTTCAGTTTCCAACTAACTTTAACTCCTCTTCTATAGGTCTCCATAGATTCCTGTTCTTAACTACATCACAGGGCATTGAATGCCGCCTTCCCTTCCATAGATATACTATTATTTTTAAAACATTACAGCGGGCGAACCTGCCCGGAGGCAATCCCTGATGATTCACTGCCCCGCAATTAGCGCATCGATGGTCATTGAATTTTCTACTCATGATCTCCCCTCAAATCAGGTAATAACGCCGGGATATTTCCGCATTTATATAAAGCCTCCAGCTTCGGAATCACATACTGACCGATAGTCAGTCCATTAGCCATCTCGATATGCGCCAGGAATTCATCTTCAATGCTCGTTATCCCGGATTCCACGGCCTCCAACTTGGCCTTGATAACCAGAGCCAGCGCCCGCCACTTCTGTCTGACAGCCTGTTCCCAGGCGCTATAAGCCTGAGATTCGGAACGCGCTCGGCCTCTTTCTGTCAGTTTGAATTTTTTATCATGCTGTGAAGGCACCTTGAGACGGAAAGCAATATGCCGGGCATTCAATTTAAACCTGATCATCGCTTCCTCATCCTCTTTGCCATCCACCCATCCATACATGAATCCGGATGCTCCGTAACGCCGGAGAGTCCGCTCTATCTCTGACCGGGATTTCTCAGCACTGACGCTTGTGTTTTCCGCATAAGCCATTTTAATACTCAAACTCCAGGTTGCCGCATCCGATTATTTGCTGGTTGCATAGTCCGCAGGTCCCCGAATCCTGATCAACACAATCATCACATACTATCTGACCGCAGGTCGGACAGGCCTGAGTATTAAAATCCTCGACAACCCGTAAACAACATGAACATTCAATCATCTTATTAACCACCATCTTCTGGTTCATACATTATATTCTCCGTTTACTAATAAGGCTGGCGGAGAGGGCTGGTATGTTGGCTGCCGCCCCAGCCTTAATTCCAGGACGACAAATTGTTACCCTCGACCGCCAGCTGATATTTTTTGTCGAAAGCAGGGGACTTCCACCCCTGCACGGAGCGCGCTTGATCCGGACACCGTGAGTTTCAGGATCGTCGTTACCAATCCACCTGCATCCTCGGCTACGGTCGGGCTTTTTACAACTCTGCTTCCTCACGGGCGTTGCTCCTTAGATTCTCTTAGCGTCTTTATGAATTCCGCCACTTCGACTCCTTAATCTTTTCAGTCCGGATCGGAGATGGCGGGGAGGGGGGCTGGAACCCCGCGCATCTGCGCGATCCCGAACTGATTTTATTAAACATGCAGTACAGTACGCGATTGACCGGGAGGGGGGTTAGAAACCCGACCAGATCGCGCAACTGTACTGATTAATCAAAATATCTCTTCCTGATTCTCATCCTTAAAGTACAGCCTCTGAATAGCTTCGATTCCATTACGGTTCTGAGGCGTATCCCGTATAATCCATGCCTTCAATTCTCCGTCGTACTTCCTGTCTCCCACCGGAAACCGCTCCTTGATAGCTTCTTTGGCTTCTTCCCAGGCCAGCTTCCGGTCAGGTGTCTTACGAAGGAAATCTCCCTTCTCGAACTTCACATGAAGTTCCCCGTCTCTTTTAACTTCTATGATCATCAGTTCATCACCATCTCAATCTTACCAGTTTCCGGATTCAGGTGAATCCTCTGAGGAACCTGATTCCAGATCTCCGGACGCTGGGTGATCAGTATCGTATGATATGCCCCGGTTAATTCATGAGCCTTAAATGCCGTTTTCAGGAAGGCTTCCGCTCTATCCGGATCAAGGGGACCATCCGCTTCGTCCTGCAGGATAGTTCTGTAGTCCCTCCCGGAATGTTTTATCAGATAGATAGTGACCGCTTTTCGGAGAGACTCCTCAATCCAGACCTTCTGGCCACCGGAAAGCTTATCGAGTTCCACAACTCCCCCCGGACGCGAAACCATTATCCGGAAATCCTCTATCTCCTTCTTGCCGTCAGACGAATCCCGGATTGTACTGATGGCGATAGACCATTCCCTGCCGAACTCCTGCAGAATCTCTGTAGCTATATTTGATATCTGGGGAATGGCCGAATCAAGCTCTAACGCCTGAAGGCCGTTTTTACCGCAGGCTAATTCCAGGAACTTCCAGTCAGAGATATCTCTGTTAAGGATATCCTGATTAGTACTCAGCTGCTTTAATTCCTCTTTCTGCTTTTCATTGGTTTCAGCAAGCTCATCGAGCATTTTAAGCCGCCCCTGAACTTCACCGAACTTGGTACGGTTGTATGACAGAGCGTTTTGAATATCGGATTTCTTGTCCTGGAGTTTCGTGATGTTTACTTCCGGCATCTGAGAGAGAGATTTATTTAATTGCTCGAGATCCTTCTCCTTCTCTATTCGTTTGGTAGTAATTACCTTAGATCGGGAATCATAATCCATAGCGATTTCAGTTAGACGATCTTCGAGCTTTTCAATCCCCACCTCGAGACCCTCAATGGTCGTCTCGGCTTTATCTAAGTCACTTATTAGTTTAGTCCAGTCCCTCTCCCGTAGTTTCTTGAGCTCATCTCTAATCTCATTATGTCGGGATATATCATACGGAATTGCTTTGATTTCCACATCAAGGGTATCCAATTGGGATTGCTCCGGGATCGGATCATCTTTATGGGCTTCAAGTTCGGCCAACTCCTTTTTAAGTCGAGCAACCTCATCCCTGCCCTTCCGCGCGTTCTCAATGAGGGGACATGTCTTAACATAATTTTCATTGTCGTTACAGGGAACAACATCCAACTGGCCGGCGGCCTTTTCGTTAATAATAATCTGCTGAGCAAGGAGGTTTATTCGATCTGTCCTGCTTTTAATTTCATTTTCAATCTTGATGGTTCGGGATTTTCTTTCAATATTAAGCTCTGAAACCCTTTGCTTCAATTCAGAGAGTTCGGAATCTTGCTGCTGTAGCTCCTTAAATCGTTTAGCCTTATTTCTGATAGTATCAGCATGCTCCAGATATTGATGTTGCTTCTCCATCCCCTGCTGGCTTTCCTGGAGCTTTGATTCGATTTCTTTAGTCTTGGCCTTGTGGGTTTCCACCAGATCGTCATGTTCTGTATTTAAGAAGGATATCTCCTCTTTAAGTTCATCGATCTGTCGTATAATGGATTGCCGCTCGACAGCCTGAACCTGAGTTTCATTAATCTCTTTATCAACTGCCGATAAACCGGCTTCCCAACCCCGGATAATCTCCTGAATACTCCTAATTTCCCTTTCAATTATTTCTCGCTCGGAAAGCCTTCCTTCACTATTCTTAATAGTTTCCTCAAGCTGCTGAATCTTGCCGCTTAACTCCGCCCTGGTCTCGGATAACTGCGACGCCCTCTCCTTCGCATCAGACGACCATAGCTGATACCTGTCAAGTCCCATCAGTCCGGCAAAGAATTTCTTGCTCTCCCCTGCTTTCAGGGTAGATATCCGGTCTCCGTTCTGAGATAGGAATATCGATTTAAAGAATAAATCGGGATCTCCGAACAATTCATCAACAAGCTTTTTATAGCTGGGAGTCTTACCATCGTTAAGGGGCTGGTCTTCCCGGTAGAGATAGGTCTCAATCTTATTCTTTTCACCGTCAATCAGAAACCGGGATGTATATATGTGTCCGGAATACTCAAACCTGATCTCCCTCAATGAATCCTTCAAATAAAAATGATTTGTGAGAGACCCCGAGTAGGTAACCATTCTCGGCCAGGGATGCAGGTTCTCGAGTATCGTCGACTTGCCGGCGCCGTTCGGACCTACTAAAGCTATGGGACCCGGATCAAACCTCTCAAATGGAATAACCACAGTCTCGCCATAAGGCGTTAAACCGATGGCGCCTCTGATTGTCACGCTGATCAGTCTCATACCCTCACCTCCTCTTCCAATATGTCCGCTTTTTCCAATGAAGTATCAGTAACCTCTGCTTCTTTGACTTCAGCGTATTCGGTGAGTTTATCCCGGAGTGTTTTAGCTTCCGTTAGATTAGCAGCCCTGATCCTCATCAATGGTGAAGTGATTTTCTCGATGATGGTACTGTTGCCCGTTTCACACCAGGTGTGGGCATCCTTTTCCATTTCCGGATTGAACTGATGCGCCTCCGCATGAATCCTGACCTTGATATCTGCTCCTTTACACGGTTCCTCAGAATATTCGAGTTTTCCGTCTACAATATGAGCATCGATCACCTGCCGCGGTCTGGATGGGGTTTCTATGAATTCGATCTCTTGAAGTTTACCGCTATCATTGAAGGTCACTATCTTGAATCCCTTCGGCTCCAGTTCCCCGAAATTCTGATGATAAGGAGATCCGGCATAGCTAATATGATCAGGAAATGAATCTTGCTGGGATTTATGTATGTGTCCCAGGGCTATATAATCAGCGTTTGCCAAGGTTAGGTCAGCTGTCGATACCTGTATATCCCCACCATACATCGTCTGACCTGTCGATGTTTCTGATCCGGTTACGGTGATATGAGCGACCAGAATGTGTGGTTTATCGTCTACAGAAACCTTAGCTCCGAAATCAGCCAGAATTGCCCTGAGATTACTGCGTATAAGTTCATTTATTTCATCCGGAGACGCTTCAAGGCCTTTTGCCAGTATCGATTTAGACGGTGCGGGAAGAAGTGAAATTGTTCCCAACTCTCCCTTTTTGGTAATCATCCTCATAGGTCCGTAAGCTTCCCGGAAGATCAGAGTACGATGTGTATCACCAAGATGGGGCTGACTTAACCGCCTGAATATATTAATACTGCCCGGTATATCATGGCTGGGCGTTCCCTGAATGATATACATAGGCGCCGGCGCGGTGTTCCCAATAAGCCCTATAATCTCGTTGAACGGACCGCTGTCATTCAATGTAATAGCTCCGTCCCAGGTGTCCCCGGCGTTGACTATCGCATCGACCTCCCTTTCCTCACAGGTTTCGAGTATGAATTTCAGGGCTTTTATCGCTTCCTCTTTGTTTTTCTGGGAAGCATGTAAATCTGCAAAATGCGCTATTTTTATCATAATTATTCCTATCTTAAAATGATGATTTAAAATGGTAAATCATCACAAGTTTCAAACTCCTGTTCTATAAATGACTCCGTCGCCGCTTTCATCGCATCTACCTGGTTTTTGGTGATGTGATTCAGCAAGAGAACTCCATCCTTATCCGGTAATTTGACGTCCGGAAACTTGTTTTGGTATATATTGCATAAAGCAGTATAGGCCTTAAGCTTTCCACTCTGCACCAGCGGTGATTTTTTTACGATAGCCATAAGCATGCTAAATTGTTTTTCAGTCAAGCAGCTTTCTATTTGTTTGAATTTACTTTGAGGGTCCAGTTTTCCATTACCGCCCTGCTGCCCTGCAGGAGATGGCTTCCTTCTGTTTTCCGGATTGCTTAATTCACCCAGGAATATTGAAGCACCACTACCCAATTTACTCAGAGCCTTCGTTGTTAAATCTGTAAGGAGCTTCTTGCGGTTATCACCATGAGGTACCCAGATAGCATCCACGGAGATCTCGAAACTGATCTCCTGACCATCATCTCCCGGATAGAAGAAAACAGCATCAAGACATATTTCCTGAGCCTTGGTCTCTTCGGTTACCTCTCCGGTTTTCCTGTCGGTCTTTTCGATTACGACATCCCGATAGGAATGTTTGCAGTCCCTGACCCCCCATTTACCGCCATATGATCCCCACTTCTCAGTAGCCTGCATGATCTGGTAATGAGGATTTATTGACGTATATTTCCTCTTACCATAATCTACTTTCTTAGTGTATTCCATTGGGATTTCCGGATCGAAGATCCAACAGTTTCTATTAACTTCTACCATGAGCTACCCCCTTCTTTGCTAAACCGATTTCAGATTGAGTATCGTTTTTCTGGACCCATGCCCGAATCTGATTGGCGGTGATCATCCATTCCTTATCATCAAGTCCGGCGATAACTTCGAATTTAAACGCATGATGATATAGCCAGGACTTTTCGAAGGCTTCTTTTTCCTTATATGCATCAGCTATAAATACCGCTACCAACAATGACAAAGCGAGATCCGCAGGTCCCGAACCTCCATATCCCCACTCGAAACCATCTAATGAATGATATTCGATATGTTTGAGTGCCGGGATAACATCCGGAATATCATCAGTAGAATCGCATTGAATCTCTGAGACAACCGGTTGCATTCCCAACCTTCTACCGGTGAAATAATGTATCTTCATTTTTTACTTGACCTCCACGCCCTGGTGGGCTATACTTAGTTAGCTTAGTTGTTGCTTAATGCAACGCTTTCTGTTGTTGCCTCGCCTGCCCGCGGGGCATTTTTATTTTCTCCCGATTCCTCCAGCGTCAACCGCGGATTATCAAAGTCTGTTAATTTGAGAATTATCCTTTGCCGCATTTATATCTCCCTTCTGATTGATTAATTTGGCTTTCTTTTATTTTCCGCCTTAATTCCTTAGTACTGATCAACAATTTATTTGTTGGCTGATAAGCCGATATCTCCCCTATCTTAATCCACTCCCTCAGCTTCGAGGGCGATATCCCGAAATCATCCTGTGCTCTTTTTAGACTTATGTATTCCGCCGCCATTATAAGGCTCCCTCTAATTTCGCCCGAAAACCTTCCAAATACATAATTGCCCCCTTAGCATCTTTTATAAGAAGCTTTAGCTCACCCCGATCCAGCTTGTTGTCCTGTAAAGCCGATTGGAGGTCTCCACATAAAGTACCTATCCTATGAGCCATGTTTAAGCCATCGCTTCTAAATGATTCCGGTTTCCCGTCCTTATAATATTTGGGTCTGGCTATTACCAGAATCTCTCCGTCAAAAACCTCCACCAGTAGCTTTTCAGCGAGTTGCGGTTGAGTCTTATAGAAAAGGGAGTATAATTGTTCAAAGGTTACCGTCCAGAACCGCGTCCTGCCTGACATCTGCTCATTGAATTGATGCCTGGTATAGTCGAGCTTCTCCGCTATCGCTTCCCGAGATAAATTCTCCGCGACACAATACGCCGTGACAAGCTCACTGACCTTTCTTGCAAGTATGACCTGGTTCCTCATTCCAAATCTCTCCCGATTATTGGATTGCCAACTGCTTTGTTCATCTTTACCATATTATCATGACCATACTTTTTAAAATCCCGGAGGACCGGAAACCAGGCTCCCTCCCGACGGGAAAGCAAGACGTGCGGCCGCTGTCACGCCTAAAAAAACTCCCTGTATTCCCCGGGTCCTCCGGTGAGTGCATTAGTGAATTTCTATATAATGATACCATTCTAATTCGCCCCCATCGGTATTGCCGAAGGATTACTCCCAGCAGAAGATTCATTTCGATAATGCTTAATCAAAAGCATCCTGATTTGCGTGCTGATCCCGATAGCATCCGCCCTGGCATCCTTCTCCAACTCTTTGTAGACATCCAGCGGAATGTTGGAAACCTTAACGGGATCCGCTACATCCTTCCGCTTTTTCTTATTTTGCATTACTGGTCTCCTTTTAGAATATCGAAAATTCGATATTTGTTTTCAAAAAAAATCCTTGTCCTCCTGTTATTCAGGGGGTAAATCTTGTTTCGGGACTCAGTATATCGAATATTCGATATTTTGTCAAGCACTTTTTTTTACTTTTTGCAACTTTTTTATTGTGCGTTAATATAAGTGTTTACTATAATTGAAATTATGCTGTCAAGGAAGATAAAGGAATTAATGGATACAGAGGGTTGGAATCAGGTTGACCTTTCCCGAAAATCAAAAATAACCCAGAGTACAATTAGTGCAATTTTATCCGGAAAAATTGACGGCGATAATTTAACCACCAAAAACGCCAGTAAACTTGCCACCGCATTTAGCATCACTATCGACGAACTCCTCGGCAAGAAAACAAAAAAAAAGAGCGAACTTAATCTTGACCAACTCGACCCCAGTATTAGAGGAATAGTGGAAGACCTCATGACCTGTACCGACGAAGAGTTTATCGAAATCATGAATAATATAGCCGAAGAACTGAAGTTTATAGATAAAAGCTTAATTGAGGAGTTGATCAAAACAGCCAAAAAGTGACCGTGGTATTGTAAGGGGGACACGGACAATAATAATGACAACGGGAGGGCTTCCATGGCTGTCAAAACGGAGAGACTTACGCTAATCCTCAAACTCTTAGGGGCTTTAAATGCCAATCAAATCGAAACCGTCAAACAAACCATCGACAAAACCTTAATCAAAAGGAGGGTAGCATGATACGCAAAAAGATTCCATTATTAATGCTAATATTAGTATCACTTATTTTATTTCTCCAGTGTAACACAGATCCCAATTATACAGACAATCAGATTAAAGCCGGTAAGGGCGATATTGATGCCTATGTAATGGCAAATGCTTTTGTAAAAGAACGTCTCAAGTCTCCGGCTTCAGCAGATTTTCCTTATTACCATGAGAGAGGCATATCGATCAAATTTCTGGGCGATAATACTTATTCTGTTAGTGGTTATGTCGATTCCCAAAACTCATTCGGAGCCTTGATCAGGACTGATTATTACTGCAAAGTGAAATATAACGGCAATGATAACTGGTCTCTTCTGGATATAAAATTTTATGATGATTAACAAAGGATCGTGAAATGGCTCAATGTAAGTGGTGTGAAAAGAAGGGATTTTTTCTAAAAGTTAGCAATGAAGGACTATGTAATAGTTGCCAACAAATCATAATATTTGATTTTCAGCAAAGAATGAGAATCGTCGACGAATCTATTGAACTTGTTGACAATTCAAAAAAAATGGAAACCCGGTTATCCCGTCTCGAATTAGTAAAAGAACATCTATTAGTAATTGTCCAATATGAAGATAAGCAAATAGAAGTCATGAATCCAACCGCCAAAGAAGTACTGAAAAAGCTCGAAGGTTATCATGACAAAATCATCTTGGAACATATGACCGAAATGGCTGAAAGCGCCCTTACAAAAGCGGAAGTCGCCACCACTACGAATACTAAGGTTAATGCCATAAATAAGGCACTCTTGAAAATTCGTGAAATGGAAAAGCAACTCGAGAAAACATCATCCCTCAATGACCTTGAAAAAAAGTTAAACACCTTTATTCATGAGACCCAAATAAATTCATTTATTAATGAAGCGAAGAAAGCTGAATTCAAAGGCAATATTAAGAAGGCAGTTGATCAATACCAAGAAGCTTTATATTTCCTAAAAACTGACAATATAGATGATATCCAGCAACAAAAAGAAATTTCGGAAATAGAAGCTAATATTGAACGATTAAAGAATCATTAAATTAAAAATATTGAAATCCCCCGAACCAAACTTTAAAGTCGGAGATATAATGAGTAATTCCGAATTTACCAAAAAGATACGTATATACCGTAAACGAGTGGAAGCCCTAAATTCTAATGACTTAAATGAAGCCGATACGGTATTCCATTTCGGTCATTTCCTTTCAAATGTATTAGGATATGATCGTATGACCGATATCACCAGGGAATTCGCTATCCGCTCTACATACTGCGATTACGCTGTTAGAATAAATAATAAGCTTCAATTCCTAATAGAAGTAAAAGCCATGCCTGTCAGCCTTAAAGAATCTCATTTGAGACAAGCTGCCTCCTATGCTATGAATTCTGGCATAGAATGGTGTCTATTAACCAATGGTATTGAATTCCAATTGTATCATATTGAATTTACCAAACCCATTGATACAAATCTTGTTTTCATTATCAATATACTGACCGATGATATTAAAAGGGCCGCTAAAAACCTCCATTATCTAACAAAGACAAGCTTTAAGAAAAAGGAAATTATAACCTATTGGAATCAAATAAGTTCGCTTTCGGATACGAATCTCGCCAAAGCATTATTATCTGAAGATGTTCTAAAAACTGTTCGTCGTGTTATTAAGAAGAATACAGGATATAATATTGATTTGATGAAAATAGGACATACAATCCGAGATCTTTTCGATGATTCTCTAAATATAAAAATTTCAGCCAAAAAGGTATCTAAAAGAAAATTACAAGCCAAGAAGGAATCCTCCAGCCCAATTTCATCAATTGATGAAAAGGATACTTCAATCCCAACTAACATCATTAAGAACGAAGATAATTAATGTCCCCCCCCAAACCCAACTCCCAACGCGACGGCATTTTCAAGCGCTCCGAGAATGGCATATATTATGGTTGGCTGCCCTCCAGATATAAAAAAGGATTACCGGCCCGGGTATCGCTTAAGACACGCGATCTGGCCAAAGCCAAGCGCCGCTACGAACATTTATTGGCTACCGAAGCCGAAGGACCGCCAGAAACGCCAATACGCATCCATGAGTTTTTCAATGAATATCTTAATACTCACAGCAAACCTCCGCGCAAGACCGAGAAATATTGTCGCCTGGAACGTTTTAGACTCAAGAGGATTCAGGATTATCTCGAATCGAAGGGCTGTATAGAGTTACAGCACATTACTCTAAGAATAGTAGAAGATCTGAAGTCATGGCTAATTGGACAATCATTGGCGCCTAAAACCACCAATGATTATATCATCCAATTGAAGACGGTATTGAATATAGCTTTCAACTATGATTATATTAATAAGAATCCTGCTAAAGCGGTTAAAATGCTAAAGACAACCAATGTCCGTTCCCGCAAAGCTTTTACAAAAAAAGAGATTAAGACAATCCTCGAGACCGCTGATGATGATACGGGACAATACATCAGACTAATATTATTAACCGGCGTCAGGCTATCGGAGCTGGCAAATCTGAAATGGGACGATATTGACCTGGAAAACCGGCATCTTATCGTACAATCGAAAGACGGTTTCGCACCTAAATCCCGCAAGGTTCGTTATATTGATTTAAGTAAAGAAGGTATGAATTTCTTTAATAACCTCTCTCGGGATGGAAAATATATATTCTGCAACGGCGGCGGAAGTAAACGCTATAAGGATCCCGGTGATTACACCAAGAGAATAAATGAAGTCTTAAAAAAAGCGGGATTATATAAAAAAGGATTTGGAGCTCATACGCTCCGCCATACATATATAAGTATGCTCTGTCAGGCCGGAGTACCTATAACTACTGTGAAAGAATTGGCTGGTCATGCGGACATTCAGACAACTATGAAATACATTCACCTGACTCCTGGGCATCGGCGATCAGTGATGGAGAATCTTAACCTTTTACCAAAAGAGATTGACATCTCTAAAAAATAAGACTAAATTTTAAATACTATTCATGGAGTACTTTATGAAGTACAGTATCTATCTAAACATTATAATAGTGATAGTGATCACAATTAATTCAAAACATGGGCCTGCGGAGATCCGAGAATATCATACTCATCAGGAAGCTTTCATCCCTCCTCCAATTCATGCAGAAACTATGGTCACCAACTCAACATCCCCCAGTGAGACTTTTACGATAAATTCTAATAAATTTAATGTCAAACTAATATGATTTTCTACCCAATATTCACACAGAATTTGTAAGTTATTGTTTCACAATCTCTCGGTAAGGTTCAATCCCTGCCGGGGGTAGGATTTATTACTCCTTATATTTCAATCATTTAACGTTTAAATACCACAATATCAGTAGGTTATAACAACAGCCAAACCTCGCACACCCTATCATAACTTAACATTTCAACTTTGTATTTCTGCCCAATTACTACACACCTGAATATCGAATTTCATCAATCTCAATGTATGCCCATAATGCTCTCATAGACCTCTTAATGGATATCTTTTTGATTTTCGAGATAAAATGATGTGGAATCGTTAACGACACCTGTTGATAATAATAATTTTCTATATATTTCTAAGTTCAACTTAACTGACGACATAGTAGCTCCATCTCTTATTCGCATTCGCACCGATTTGATGCTATCAGGCGATGAATTGTACATAATTTGAAATTGAGTCAAATTAATCATATCATTAAGAGTAAGGAGCATAGAATGGATATGCGTTATTTCGGTAAATAGTACCTTATCATTTTCTAAAATAAAAAGCCCGCTACTAATAGCTTCCTGTAGAACATTAGTCCTGAATTTCGGGAAAACTACAAATTTCTTCAATTTCTCATCATTAGGTTCTCTATATGTACTATCTTCGTAAGTACTCTTATTAATCAAGAATTCTGCAGCCAATACCTTTATCATTGTCTCTCGACGGGATTCAAACTCTTGTTGATGAAAGTATTTATTCCAATAAAACGTAGATAAAAAGCCGCCAGCCACCAAGAATATAAGACCTATAAATAGGAAAAAAGAATACCGGCTATGAATTTTAAATTTTTCTTTAGATAAATTTTTCCAATTATCTGTTGATATAAATCCCCCGAAAGCGAATAATACTATTCCAATAAATGCCCATAAAATTGACATTTTTTCTCCTCCTCCGAATTGATAATTACAATAAATATGAACTTATCATCCAACTTAGATAATTATCTGAATATATGATATCATTGGCATATCAAAGTCAAGCGAAAAGGAGTACCCGAAGTGTACTTTGACCTATAGACGAAATCCCACGAGAAACCCCACTCTCTTCTCGCTGAAGGTCGGACCAATGAGAAGCCCCCTGTATTGACCATATAATCCAACGAACGGCTTTGAAGCTAATCCTACGAAAGCCCCCCACTCGAGTTTATGAGAAGACTTAGGAGGTATCCCCTTCAGTTTTCCGGAATAGTCTCCGGAAAACCGATTGACAAACAGATCTCCCTGAACTCTATAATTACCGGCGAGGACCTCATCGATGGTGATACTTAATATTGGCCTGAGAATGATCTCCCGGAAAGAAACATAACTACTGACCGTATCCTTCGGAGACCTGATTTCAAATGTAAAATCGGGGATACTGTTAACCGGCACTGGCTTCCCTTCCAGGGTAACATATATAGTATCCCCATAAATCGTATCCGGAAGAGCTTCAGCTTTCCCCTTCAGCTCAGTTGCTACATTTTCTAATTCAGCAATTTTAATATCTCGCTTCTCGAGCTGGGCGTTTTTATAGAACGCAATTATCCCTAAGATAATTACAAGAGCAATCAGGGCTTTTGTAAGTCCGTCTTTAATGCTCACCACTTCCTTCTCGAGCAGCTACATTCTTGGAGCGTGTATTGCCCATTACATATGTTCCGTAAACGCCGGTCAATACTCCAACAAAAGTCAGGTATTCCGGCTTTTTAAGAATATATCCCACGAAAGCCAGGATCACGATAACCAGACCGAAAATCAGTCTGGTGCTGATCAGCTTGTGCCAGATTTTCTCATCCATAATTATCCTCCAGATATTTAATGGTATCTTCTATTTCATCAAAACCCCTATAGAAGGACTGATCGCCCTTCCAAACCTTCACCCAGAATTGTTTACAGACAGTCTTATATCGTCTTCTCACCCAATCTATCCATGCATCATTTCCTAATCCGAAATGCATAATCTGCTCCTCGGGATAAAATCCGATCCGGGGAAAATATTTAAGGGCAATTTCTGATAATTGAATCTGTCGCCTAATAGGTCCTATCTTGACATCGATGCATAAGGCATATCCATGTTCGGAGTGCTTAGTGCCTACTCCCTCACTGCCATCCCGATATCCGGACGTGATATAACCAATCTTAGAACTGGATCCTTGTTGTTTGTAATCCCCGCCTGCGAATACCTCAATACCGGCTTCCCGGCAGAATTTTATATAGTTGGTTAAAACCGGATTTGGCGTTTCCCAGATGGTGATCAAGTCCGGTTCAGGTTCCTGAACCGCTCGCATTACTCCCAACTCCGCGAGATTCGGAGGTAAGAGGATATATTTATCAGCTGCAGCTACCAATCAAACTTCCATGAATCCTGGTCCGGAATTATGACATCTTCTCTTTTCCATTCGTCCCGTCCCTGTTTAAATACAAAAATATATTTGGAATCATCCGGGTCCATAATCGAATTGGGATAAAGCGGTACTTCCCAATGTCCTAACGAGTCAGATTCAAATTCCTTCTTCAAATCAATGATAATCCTACCGTCAGGAGCTTTTAAAACTCGAGTATCGCATGTGATCGATATCTCGATATTCTGCTGCCCGGTACCGGTTTTATCTCCAAAATCACCCCAGACATTGCATAAATCCGGATCAGCAGGAGCCTGGGGATTAAAAGCCTCACAGAAAAATGTATCATTTATTCCCCCACTTACCGTTATCGAATATGGTATTCCGGAAAAAGTATATCCCGACTTGAATGGGATAACTTTATAAGATCCATCCAACAGACTGGAAACCATCAAACCGTTCGGATCTGTCCTCCAATATGCCATTAATGTCGTCATACCGCTGTTATAGATCCTCAACCAGCACTGATCAACAGCCGATGAGTCCGATCCATCAAGAACATAGAAATTACATATATTCTCTCCCATTCCGGAGAAAGCATTTATCATTTCCGGCAAGGTGGCATAATCCTCTGTAATTTTAGCCTTTATATCCTCAAGATTCGGTAGAACGGTTACATTGACCGTCATCATTGTATGATATCCCGTCGGGAAAGTAGTATAAAATACTAAAACCATTGTGTAATGGCCTATCGAATCGAATACATAAGGAAAGGCATATAAAGATGCATCGGGGACTCCATTAGGAAGTGAATCGATAACCTGGTATCCATAAGCTTCCGCCCCTGTCATCCTTAAACTATCGAATACTGTAGGGTGAACCATCGTAGGATAATAAATCTTTGTCATTACGTAGTTCGCATTACCGACGCTGTTGAATACTAATTCGTAAGACTTTCCCCTGGTCAGAACCATATTTTCAGTAATGTATTGAGTTTCCAATACGGCATAACTACTCTCGCTGATTACGATGAGCGATATGATAGATAGTAGAAGAATCTTCAGAAATTTCATTACTTCCTTACTCCTATAACTTTCGGATTCCTGCTATAAACCGATATTTCCGATGAGTCCATAGTAACCGGCTTGCCTGCAGACTGCAGATATGAACACCATCTCGGGAGATTGGCACCATAAGAGCTATCACCATTATTGATATCCGGATTTGTAAATAGCGGTCTCTCCGCAATTGGAGTCAATGCGAATTTTGCTGCATACCAGGAAACCGCCACCGGATCGGTCGATGCGAATAACAGGCGGCATTCCGTAGCATGCCCCGGAGCAATAGGCCCGAGCGTATTAATCCATGTAGCATCAACGATGCAGAGATCCGGATAAACATAATCCATGATCCGCGCAATTAACGCATAATCACTCCAGTATAATTTATAGTGCATGGAATCGACGAACTCCCCATAACGCACCCCCGGACCTGTTATGGTGACGAAATCAACAGTGTCTCCATTAGCAAGGGTATCAAAATTAGATAATAAACCTACCCAATTCTTAACGGCAATGGTGGCCCCTGCCCAGCCATGATCTTTTAATATCGGCATATCGATAATAACCAATCGATCCTCGTCATAGGCTTCGGAAATGTCATCATAGATTCCGAAACGCATAGAACAATACAAACCGAGCGCCGGCGTCTGGAATTTCGGATAAGTTATTTTAGTTACGTCATTATAGATATATCCGTCATCAAAATCACCCTGATCATATTCATCTACAGTTTCACCGCGGATAATACGCCATTCATATCCGTTGACCGGATATCCTTTGGCATTGAAAGTATTAATAACGTCGAGGATTGATTGCAAAGTATCTTCAGAATTATTTTCATTCCCATCCAAGGTTTCGAACATCTGATTGTTTTCACATATTATTATTTCCCCGGTGAATCCATTAGGATGTTGCAGGATCCTCCAGATTAATCCTTTAATGCGATCCGTATTCGTTCCTGTACGTCGTGGTCCGATGAAATTGGGCTTGATCACGACAATCGAATTTGATGCGACGATCCCTTCCGGATGCAGGAAAGTCTTATAAAAGTATATCCCAGCCTTCTGTTCTAACCAGAGGATCAATGTATCGATCCCGGGATCCACCAGATGACTGTCCGGAACAGAAGAATCACCCGCGGCACATGAATAAGAATTGTGGGAAACGGAATCAATACATATGATTTTTGATATTGGATTCTCAACTTCCCAAGTTGGCAGTCGAATTAAACTACGATCACCGCAATATAATTCGTCATCAACGTAATCGTAGGTTAATAGGATGTTTTTTTGAACGTAGGTAGCTATTGCATTGTAGTTAAACGTAATAAAAACACCAAATATAGCCATTAACGGAATGGCATATCTAAAATGTCTGATATTCTTCTTAATAAATATACCAATTAGTGAGAAAGATATCAGCGAAGATAACCAACTAAAAGAAGCTTGAGCGGCTGCTCTCTGACAGGGATATACTGCCCTCTTAGGATTGGTCCCGGTACGTAATAATAACCAAACCGTGGAACTTATTCCTATGATCCAGTGCCAATTTTTAGTGAAAAATTTCTTCAATATTCCTTTTCAACTCCAATCGAGAATGCCGTCGAATCTGTAACTAATCCCCCGTCATAACTATATGCCCTGAATCTGTATTGCTGCCCATATTCAACACTAACGGACCGCCAGTGCCTGCTAATTCCTTCAAACCCGGGAGCCATATCTTTTACCGTCTTTTTCAATATCACAAACGTGCTATCCGGTGTATCGATATAGACCGTCACATCAGCTGAGGTTGTATCAATATTAAGATTTTTAATCCATCCATCGTAGAGGACCCCGAGTTGCATCGGCCGCATATCTATATCAACATTAAACTGTTGGGGAATGGTCGAGTCCGGAACGCATATCACGGTCTCGCAGTTTCTAATTGAGGCCGAGGTTACTGTCTCCCCCAGAGCTCCATCATATTGAAGTAATCTGTAATCACCATCAAGCTCGTAAACGATAGCCGACTGATCACTATAGTTACTGCCGTTTGCCCCGCGATAAAGGACAATTGAATTACTGAAATCACGCGCTCTCAAAGTATAAGACTGTCCCGCGCCGTCTGTCCCCGATTGTGCGGTATACATATCTCCAAGAGGTTGACCTATATCAAATTCAAACGCCGGTAGCCACTTATATGTACTATCCTTAGCCTGATAATCATTATGTCTTAACCAGACCTCATTGCCGGTAACCATGAAATAGAAGTTATTTACATTCCCTTTCATGTAATACCAGCCCAGCCGCTCCATTAAGCATCTATTCCAACTGCCCAAAGCTACCGAATCGGCACTCATTATCTCAGTCCAGACTATTGCATATCCGCTTGAACCATTTATAAAATCCATTACATCCCAGGCGGCTTGATGAAATCCGGTAGCTGTCGGCCTTAGATGCATTCCCTCACCAAGAGAAACACCGGTTCCGGTCAATACAACATCATCGATAACATCGCTTCCACAAATCCCATAGGCCGCGGGATTTGTGAAACGTAATTTGTTATGAGTCTTCATTGAGTCCATTAGTGAGGGTAGCCACTCATTTTGTTTTAAATTAAGTAGACTATCACGGATGGCATCATGTGAATAACCTTCCCAACCCCTGATATCACTTGCTGATCCTTGTGTCCATTTATCCGGCTTCATAGGATAGCACATCATTGGAGAATAATAATCCCATATCGGATGATAGTAGAACGTACATTCATCTTCATAAACACCATCGTATTGACTACCCATTTTAATCTTATATTTATACCAATAGTATTCCCACATTCCTTGGTATCTAAAATCCGGTTGATTTCGATATGAGTTCCATCCGCAGACGCTTAGTCGTTCTCCCGAATCAGTGCAGGTAGCACCTCCAGTACATGGAGATCCGGCAGGAGCAATCGATGCCACACAGACATCATTCTCCGCCCATAGATACATCTTGTCCGAATCGTATCCCCTCTCATCACAAAACTGTTGAATCAAATCATGGTCGCCGCCCCTCAATGAAGACATTGTTATATACAATAAACATTTTGTTTCCGGGTCTGCGGCTTTCACTGCCGTAAAATTTGCTCCTGACGGATTGATAGCGATGTCATAATGTCGCCCCACAAAGTCAGCCCCGATCACATCAGTCAGAGAATAGCAAAGCGCCGACGTCCTGATATGGTTATACTTCCAGGCAAACGAATTGCCCGCCAGTGCCAATACTATCATTAGCACAGCGATTAAAATGATTAAATAATTCTTTTTCATTTTCTTAACACCTCAACTGCAAAGTTAAAAATTCCTTTTATCGTCAATATTCCAATAGCTCCGCTTAACGCCCACATCCATTTTTCAATAGCTCTGACTCTCCCATTCTGTCTCTCAACGCCATCCTTAATTATCTTCAGAGTACCGGTCTGGTCTTTAAAGGCTTGTGTTAATTTAGCTCCTATAGTACATTTTTCCGGATCAAATTCTGACATTGAGTTCCCCTTCTATCATTATGATATCTTCCCCGTCGTTTGATTAGTTACCGGACTATGCTGATGCGGTCCCTGGCCTGCTGGAATCGATGTAGTGTCCAAAGATGCAATAGTAGCATGCTGTTTGATTTCATTAATAATCTCACCTGCAATCTCTTTCCAGACCTTCAGGCCGATATCATCATCCGGACCTGTTCCCTGTCCGCGCTGAACTCTCTGAACCGCCTCATGCATCTTAGTACCGAGCCTATCCTTATTCATTGACATTAAACAGGACCCTCCGCAAAAACACTTATACTTCCCTGCATATGGGGACTACCCGTAAAAGGACATAAACACTGAGTGGTAACCACCCTTGAATTCTGAGATTCATTATTCATAACTATAAACTTATCAGCTTTAACGGTTAGCTTGCCATTCGTAGTCGCTGAAATATTATTCTCCTTATCGATGATGATTTCAAGCCCCGATCTTTTTAATATCGTATAATCCCATTTTTGAACCTTAATCACCTGCGGCTGGTTTTCATTATCGCCGATAAATGTAACGAGGACTTCAGAATCAACCGACGGTACAAAGGCTACCCCCAATCCATCCTCGTCATTAAAAATCCTCAGCGGAATCTTTTCCCGGATGATATCTTCTCCCTCGAAGACCACATCGCAAGTCAACAGCTGGCTATCATACGCCTCCACTGTCGCTACGACGGTTTTTCCACCTTCCTCGGTGATTACTTTTTTGAGCTTTTTAATTCCCTCTTTCATAGCCTACTACGCCGGCGTCCCCGAAGTTTGCGTTCCTTGAATGTAATCAGATGACCGCCATCCTATAGCGTCATAGCACATAACCCTGACCTTGACCGAATCGCCGCTCTCTACCGGGATAATTATGTTCCTTGACCGGCCCTGATAGAAGATATCATCAATTGTATCCACATCCGGATAATTGAAATTATTGATATTGGCAAACACGATATAACCGAAAGCCCCGCTCACCGAATCCCATGATACCCGAACGCCCTGAGCCGCTGCAGCAAGAGTCAGGCTTCCACTCATTGTCAATTGGCTGCGCCCGGTCATTCCAGCAGTGACCTCTACTGGTTCGCTCCACCCCCCCTTATTGCCGTTGCCATCGATAGCCCTGACATATACATTAGCCCTCAAACCCGGAAGCTGGCCATGAATAATCCTTTTATTTTTAACTACCTCTTGTGCCATATCTGGTTACTTCCTTTTACTATGTTTGAATATCTTCTTTCCGGAATTGATATTGAGTATATATTCCGCTTCCGGAATTGTATTCATTATCACCAGAGCCGAATCCTTATCTTTTAATCCGGCACTTACCTCAGGATCATTAAAAACGACCCTCCAGAATCTTTTCTTGCTCAACTCAATACCTCCTAAGCCGCATCTTGGTCATAGGTCATCGTAAATACCTCTACCTCATCGATATTTTCATCAGAACTATCATCGAGAGGAACTAACGCTATTTCATATCCGAGTATTCCCGAAGGATCCGTCACATCGACCCACTCCACTTTAATCCAACACCTCAGGGGATCATCTACAAAAGCAAACTCAGCCAGGATATCCGAGTTTATCTTCCCGGTTTCTACTCCGGTTGTTACGGCAACCCCAGTAACTTTCGATGGTCCTGTCGTATCCGAACTGCCTGAATAATCCGGAGTGGTTCTGTCCGCTGTCGAAATAGTCACCGTAGTCCCGTTGCCGGTAGTAGTAGCAAGGCAAACGTCGCCGGCCAGTATTCCCTGCGCTTCCGTCCTGACTACTACCTCATAGTAATCGCTAACCCGGGATGGCCAATTAACCCCTGTTTTATATGCCACCCTGTTTCCGTTTTCCTGCGTCGTATGACGGACACAGACATAATTAATAGCCGCGTTGGTTGTATCTACCTGAATGTTGACTATTGGATCCAGGGCTATAATGACATCGCCATCTTCATCATAAGCAACCCCGCCCGAAGTCGGCGTATCCGGATCGTTGGCAATCTTGACCGTACTCCCCGAAGGATCATAGACGACGAAACCCTCTATGATACAAGGCGCCAACAGATGCTTCAGGATATTCTTAGCTTGATCGTTTAATCCATCAAAAGCCGTCATCAGGTCTTCATGGTAAATCTGGTCGTCTACGCAATTGGCATTATTAAAATTCCAAAATTCTGGCATATTATAATATCTCCCTTAATAAATCATGTCCTTCGGGACGTGTCTGTACTATTCGAACCATCATATGCGCAGGCTTGACCTGAATCACATTCGCTTCTATCGTATCAAGCTCTCCGGAGCTCGGAGCATATATCAATACCGCCGAAACCGTAAATCTGGTTTGAATCGAATTGCACCAATTCTTCGCTTCATAATCCGGATGTCTCTCCACATAAACAGCGAATATTGACATGTCGAAGGTGTTATATCCGGCTACCGCGCCGAATGGATCTTCCGGAGGCGGAGTATCCGTATTATAAGCCGCTTGGTTGGCGCTGCCCGTATCGTAATAGATATTCCACGAACCACCGCTTAAATCGATAGTCAGCCAGTAGTAATCATTTTCCGTTAAAGCTTCGCTGTCAAAACTGAATTCATACCATCCGGCATCATTGACCGTTACCGTCGCCTGGGCATCCGCTACTTTATCATTGGGAGCTCCGGCATTATCATCATAGATAGCGCAATATGCCGTCCTGTCCCCGCCTCCCACCGCTTCGAGGTAAGCCTTGACCGTCTTCAATGCCCCGGGGTCCGTAATCTGGAATCTGCAGCCCACCTTTGTATTTGTCCCTATCGTTGTCGAGCTACCGCCGATACTGTTATTCCCGAAATACAATAGCTCCGGTTCTTCATAAGGGTCCGGCCATTCCCACCTGTATTGATACCACTGGATTATATCCGGAACATCCGGATCCGTCACCGCGAATATCGCATCATATATCGATTGAACGTTTATCCCTTCAGGCACATTCCTGAAATCAAGAAGCAGTCTTTCCCTGTAGTCTTCATAGGTTTCACCGCCATTGATCGGCAATCCCTGCCGAACGCCGAATTTTAAAAGGAATTCCTCATCGCAGGTCGTAATCCTTTTGCCGTTATAAACGATATTCATGGCCGCGATTAAATCGTCCAATTCCGTCTTAACCACACCGGCTATTTCCCGGAATATGCTCCCTCCCGAAGATCTCTTTACCGGTTGTCTCCCTGTCAGGATATTAAAATTAGGTGAAAACCTGTCCGCCATTATACCGCCTCTAACTCCGCCGTATAAACATAGATATCCGCTCCCGTTGGGTGATTGTCCGTATCGTCGAAGTAATCCTGAATCTCTTGAACTTCCGAATCCAACAGAGGACTGTTCTTATACCTCACATATAGATCGACCGTCCCCGGGCCCCGGGCGTTAGGATAACAGGTCGCCTCTGTTACTGTATTGAAACTGTTGAGAATGATATTTTCATACCAATCCTTAGTGCCGAGTACATCGCTTCCCTGGTATTTATTTAGAACTATTTTCCTGGCCACCTCCGTATCCGGATCGTCCCAAGTCAAGCCCCACTCTTCATATTCGCGTTTAAGGCCTTCCCTGTCAGCATCCTGGGGGAAGAGATTGAAATAAATTATCTCCAATACAACATAACATAACCTTATCCCGGCCGCTACAACCCGTAGAATAGCCCCCGGTACACTACCTTTTCCCCAATTAGTCAAGGTCGGAATAGCGGTCTGCAAGTTCGTCTTCATGTTGCTGTAGATATCTTCAAGGCTTTTAATCGTCGGTAGAGCCATAGCTAATTTCCTAATTTGAATTTAATAACTTCCGGAGTATTCCTCCCTATGGGGATATAAGATGCCGTTATCTCGATGCCATCAGCTAAACGATTGAATGAAACCTTTTGCGAATCTTTTTTGACGCGGGGATCGCTCTTGAAAACCTCGTTAATCGCTTGCTTCAAATCAATTGCATAAAGCCCGTCTCCAGCTCCTTCAATAAACTCCTGTAATCTGGAACCATGCCGATGATCCAATCCCCAGAAATAATACGGTGTCAGAAAAGCGTTCAGCAGATCCTGATTCAGGCAGTCAATGCCGGTGACCAATTCCAGGTTCCCGTCATCACTGACTACCAGGTCGCTCTCTTCCATTAATAAATCTGTGCCGTAAACATCCTCACTCATACGCTCTCCGCGACGACATCCGTCCCCAGATAAACTTCCATTTTAAAACCAACATAAGGTGCGAAATCATAAACCACTTTCTCCGGATAGACTATCTCCTCCGGATGCCGATGATCCACTCCCTCAATCACGCTCTTCACTGAATGCATTACTCTTGACTGCCCAAACGTTGTGAATCTCCCCTCGAATCCAAAGTTATTAAGCTTCTCGAATTCTTCCCTCGCCCTGATATTTAGTTTCTCTTTATTGACTCCCGGAATGAATCTTTCCTTGACCTTCTGGGGATTCGTTACTCCCGATCTGGTATATTCACCGGTCAAATCCTTTTTCCGGGTTTTAAATTCCTTATCAGCAGTGAAAACAATAACCTTGTCGTAATCGCCTCCCTCTATCCATTTGAAATGACTCCTGATGATATTCAATCCCCTGCGGAGTATCGGTGTCTCGGTTTGTTCCTTATGCTCATAACGGTATAACCCCGGTCCGAAATAAAAGGTCTTGGTTCCCGGAATCACATAGAAATCCCATCCGGAGCTTTGAGTAAGATATTCGAACACCCTTTGATAACTCTGCTTATCTACATGAAAGTTGTCATCCATCACCAATGATTCGGAATTGTCTTTATTCTTTGTCAATATTCCTATCCCATCGATGTCGCTGATATCCGAAATCAGATCCTCCGCTATCGCCGTGAACTTCTGGGATTTATAATTCTTTTCAGATGAACGTTTCCTCAACATCACCCGCGACCAGACATCCTTACATTCAATCTCTACCGGTAGGTTGGGACTGATCTTCGTGATATATCCGAGAAACATTGTTTTTAATGACGAATCTTCCTTATGACCTAATTGGATTGTTACCTCGTCATCCTTTTTAAAAGTATTGAGATCTAATCCGCTCATCATCGGAAGCGACACCAACGCCCTGTCGGGTGTAATGTCTCTTGAAGAGTAAATCTTGATCCTCTTCACCGCGGGGATGCGGTAAGTAGCATCACTGCCTTTAATCCTGATATCAAATAATGGTGTGATCACTGGCATACTATTGTTCTCCCAGAGGATTATATGTCATCGTTTTTCTGCGACGCTCAGCATCAACCAAGGAGGTTCGGCTTCCCCGGGGCGGAAGCTTAATCAGGTCGCCATACTCCCACTCAACAGGCATATCGAATCCATTAGATGCAACAACCCGGAACAAATAATGCCTGCTTCCGTAATACTCTAAGACCTTCTCTTTTAAACTGAAATTTACCATTATATCCCAACCGGTGTCGGTATCCTGTATTCCTCTTCGTTTATTTCAATTTCAGGTATAGTCAACTCCATTCCTGCAGATATATTCTCCGGATCATCACCTATCGTTTCCTGATTAGCGTAATAGATTATATCAAAGAGACCGGCGTCCCCATAGTACCACTGCGCAATCAGGAAGATATCGACATCACCGACGACCTTATAAATCACTCCTCGTCCTCCTTGGTAGGTAGAAGCTTCGTAATTTCAAGCGGCCTGTCCTGAATTAATTTAAGTCTGTAGCCCTTCCGATCAGCTCCTCTGATATCATGGATTGTCAGATCTCGCAATACAACCATATCGATCCCTAACTCCTGAAATATCGATCTGGCATTGGATACACTGTGTCCATAATCCTGATTATCATATACTCCCTGTATTGGTAGAGCATATTCGGCAGCGAAATTATCCCTGATATCTCTTATCTTCTCAATCCAATCGTCCTCAGCATCGGTTTCCGAGGGATTTGAAACACCCACCATATTCATTATTCCCTGAGATAAAGTCGGATCTGTTGACATTAATACGCCTTCGATATCGATCCGCGCTTCACCTATTCCCATCATCTCCTTTACCGTAGCTCCCCGTAAATTCTCATCCTGCGGCGAACCAGCTACCCGGGTTTCTTCTATGATTTTGGATATCCGAATTGTTACCATCGGCTGCAGAGGAAGCTTCTTGCCATTAATCTGAATCGCCCCGTATCTATGAGGCCCGAAGACATAATCTTTATTACTGAATATCCCTAAAGCCAAACCGGCCGCGCCGGCTTCCAGTGTCAATACATCTTTGGGAGTTACGATTGTCATCTTAATTTTCCGTCACCATCTCGTCTAAAACGTTTTCAAATACTTCTCGAACCTGGTCTTCCGAGACGCTATCACCGGTGATATTTATTTGCTCGATAACCAGCATCGGCCTGCTCGGTCTCATCTCCGGTGTATTCGGATTGAATTGAGGAATAGGGGGTACAGGTACTTCAGGTATATTATTTCCTGACGGATAATATGACATGACCGGTAAGCCAAGTTGTTCATATCTATCAACCATCGAATAGCCAGCCGCTTTTTGAGCACGCAACTTGTTCCGGGGTGTGTCCATGTCTTGCATTGGGATATGGGATAATCCGGGAATTCCTAACTGTTTATAGAGATACTCACCTGAGAAAAACCCCGTGATCATCTCTTTAATTATATCCCGCTTTTTGTATGTTTCCCATCCTGCATATCCGATCAAACCTAATGATAGTATTCCCGATAGAGCTACGAGTCCGCCTGAAGATGCTAATGTCGTTAGTACGGTCACCAACCCCTTGACAGCTGTTGTTATTAGGCCAATTCCGCCAGCTATCTTTGAAAATCCCCACCCTCCTATAGATTTTAATAATCCTAAAGCGCCGAGGCCCATTAATCCACCGCCACCATAGAGTAGTCCTTTACCAATCCATTCAGCTTTTTCGGGATTCTTGTCCAGGTCTTCTTGTATTTTAACCAACCCTTTATGTACCTTATCCAGACCCTCAGTAACATCAGGTTCGATTATATTACCAATTGTTTCCAGTAAATTATGACCTGCTTGTCTCATCCTTCCCCAGCTCTCGGCCGGTCCTTCATCCATGGCCTTGGCCATTCCATAGGCCTTCTCGGTACCGGTTTCCATAGAACTTGACATGATGTCTATATTTTCTCTTAGATCTCCGGTCTTAGTAATTAATAATTCAATCGCCTGTAATGACTCAATTCTGCCGAACGCTTTCTGAAGCTCATACCTTTCAACGGCATCAACCGTATCTCCATACTTGTTCCTTATAGTATCAAGTATGTCCGGCATGGATAGTAATTGATTATTAGCGTCCGTGAACTGCAGCCCAATCTTCTCTCCACCCTTTACAACCGATTTCAAAAATGCTTGGTATTTGGTTCCCGCCTCTGCACCGCTCATTGTTGCTTGAAGCATTCCCAAAATTGCCAATTGCTCCTCTAATGGGATATTGGCTGTAGTAGCTGAGGCTCCCAATGACGAAATACCTGCTGCCATCTCCGGACCGGTTGTCTTAAACATCTGAACCGCCGAAGCTATTCCCCCTGAAAACAGTTCGGCAAACTTCATATCCGTCATATCACCATAATAATTTTTATAAATCCCATAACCGGTCGCGAACAATGATGTCATATCTCCGACTGTCGCTTTTGTTGCTTTCGCCGTTAAGGCTGCTATCCGTGTATAATCAGCAACTCCTTCATCTGATAATGATGAAATTCCGGACTTGATGTCGTAGGCCGCTCTTATAAAATCTGCCTTTGTTGAACCCGACCATTTATTTGAAAAATCCTGCCCCGCTTTTTCAACTGTCTTTAAATCCTTAACTCCGACTGAAGCTAATTCCCCCAATGCTGTTTTCGTTTCTGCTGTAGCCTTAACGGCCTTAATCGCCAATCCGGTAAGTACTGCACCACCAACAAGCGCACCGGCAGAGAATTTCATCAGCATTTTATCAGCATTGCCGAATCCTTTCATGACGCTATTCAGACTGCCCATGACCGTTTTAGCAGGACCCGAAAACGCGTTAATCCCGCTAAACTTCATGCCTACGCCAAAGAGTCTGTCTAATCCGCCACCGGTCATCCTATCCTCTACTTATCCCCGCCGAAAGCGATACGGGCGTTCCGCTCTTCGATATGTAGTGCGCCTGCCGCAAGTTTATAATACTCCTCATCGCTCAACCCATCCGGATCAAGCCCGAAATAATGCCTGATTAGTACGTCATAGATCGCATACGGAGATTTCTTTATGGCCTCTCCGTAGCGATCTACATTTTTTTTACTGAGACATCCACATTGGTGCCGAATATTTCCTCAGTCTTCGAGCTCATAACCGCCACCAGCGCAGGTTTCTTTTCCACTTTCGCCTGATATTCATGGATTGGCGGGTAAAGCATACAGCCGGAGAGAAGCCGCATATGCGCGTCATACCTCGAATCTATAAGCGAATCGAAATACATCTTGAACTCAGGTCGAGTTGGCCCCCTGAAATAATAGATATCATCCCCAGCCATCACCTCGAAGATTTCGCCATGAACTTTCTTCCACTCCTCAATTTTTGAATCTGACGGCTTCTGGGGATTACTATCAGTGACTTGAGTATTTTCTACATGGCCTTCATCTTGGCCAAGTGTATTATCCATATCAACCTCAAATATTTTAAGTTCTGATTTTTAGATTATCTTTTCGAACAGTATCTCCATCTTCACGGTGTTCCCCTTATCGCCCTGCTTAATTCCGAAATCTCTCTTGGTCACAACGCAGTTCACCAATGTATCAGTATGCAGTGGGGAGTTCTGGGTTTCGATAAAGAGATCGTCTCCGCTTATTTTGGCGCCATAGCTGGCTATAACCATAAACGGTTTCAGATCAAAGGGTGTTTTCCCTGCCACTTTGCAGGCGTTATTTATCGTATCAAAGTCTTCCCGGGAGAGAGTTATATCTCCGGAGGCTCGATAAAGACCACGCCCCATACCATTTGGCCTGCTTCCTGAACCGTACAAGAGTTCCCATTCCTGTTCGTCGGAATAGTTAATATCCTGAAGATCCATTAGTTGCACGCCATTGAAGTACAACTTCAAATCTTCAAAGTCGTGTTTCTTCCCGTTTACCAAAATATCACCTCCTTATGAGACTCTTCCGAGACCGAATGTTAACGATATGTTCTTGATGATCGATGTCGGCTGGATAACAATGTGGGCCGGTAATTCACCGGTACCGAGAACATCTGAATCAAGAATCGATAAAGCATAATCATAGATTTCCCCAGCGGTCTTCATGTTCTCCGGCCCCTGCTTAATATCCTCCTGGAAGGCTATAAGGTCCTCGGGAGCTCCTGTCCCCTCAACCCATGGAATAGCTTTCGCCCTAACCAGTCTGACGGCTTTATAGAGCACTTCTACCCATTCCAGCCTTTGGAAATCAGAAGTCTCCGTATGCATCATCGGAACCCGGACACACCTGAAGCCATGACCGTCCCAGTATCTGAAGACCGTAAAACGATCATCATGCAGGGTTTCAATCTGCGTATCGGAGAGATCTATCGGATACAGACCGGTTATCACAGGAATAGGAAATCCACGAACCCAACCGATAGATTCATGGACTTTTGCAGATCCCCTCAGTCCGCAAAGAATACCACCGAGATTATGCCATCTGACATTACCCCTGATATCTGCTACGAATCCGAAGCCGGCATTGACACAGACGGTATAATCATAGTATGAAGCCCATTCAGCACGGATAGCCGTAATCCATTCCGCGGTTGTCTGAGCCGAAGTCTTCGTGATAGCTTCCAGTACCCAGGTGATATACTGATGGTTGGCCAACAACACCGCATTACCTGTCGAAACCGAAGCCGCAAACGTCGCATCAACGCCTTCGGTAACATATACCCGGGTAACATCCCTGTCGTTAGTCAAAACGGTGATGGCGTCAAGAATCTTAGCTGTAGTTGCCTTGGATTCTTTGACCCATAACTGCCAGACATCATCGACAACTAACTCCGGAGGTGTTCCGCTATTGGTGAATGTGATGGTAGCGCCGTCCGGTAAGGTTATGGGTGACCCCGAAGCCGGGAATGATTTCTCATCGCCGTAGGTATGACCCTCATTATCGGAAAGCCTATACTTTCCATTGACCACATCCGCGCTTGCTCCCTGCGTTACTACCAGCCTGAAATGCCGGTCGCATGTCGGAGTTCCTCCGGAGACGCAGGTGGCATTGCCCGTCCCTGATGTCTGGGTGGCTACACCGTCATCGGCCGCCGCCGCTCCGGTCATATCCGGCTTCACATAGTACACTTTCGATGGAGCATTCCGCACCGCGAAGATATCAAGTATCTTCTCCAACGCTGTCCCTGTCACCAGAAGATTGATCGCTTCTCTCGGGCTTCCCAGGATGACTATCTCTTCCGCTGTCGGATAGGCGCTGTTGCCGACTACTCCCTGTATCTGAGCGTTAGGAGGCAGTATCCCCAGTCCGCCGTCAACGATTGTTTCGCTTACGCCCGGTAAACCTTGCATTATTTCACCTCCCGTAGCTGTTTTTCCGAACCGCCCAGAGGCGCATTCAGAAACTTATTTGCCGTCCGCTGAAATTCGGATTTAGATACTTCCGTACCTTCCTCCCAACCTCCGGAGGCCATTATCCCGCCTATCTTGAAGGCGTTATATCCGAACTCCTCGCACCATATCTTGACAGTCTTCTTTCCGTCAGAAGATGCCTTGGGCGGAGAACTGCTGGGAGCCGAACCCTTGTTCTTTCCGGAGGATCCTTGTCCCGATGATCCGTTTTCCATATTCATACCTCTGTTAATTTAAGAATTCACAAATTAAAGAATCTGCTAACTTTAAGAAATCATAGATTCTATTTCTCCGGTAACCTCAATCTCTCCAATCATAGGCACATCCTTACTGGTATAAAGACATCCCTCAACATCGATGACCACTGCACCCCGGTATTTATCAACTCTGATATCTCCTATGGGCGAAGGCATTTCTTTAATCGATGTTATAACATGCGAAAACGAATCCATCACTACGCCGGCTTTCTCAGAGAAAAGATTTACCAACTGATCCAGATATCCGACCGTCTCGGTATCGCCCAGTAGCTCAATCTCGGTTGCCGCAAGCAGTTCGATATCGACCGTTCCCGCGAAGCGATAACTCCGATAGGTCTCCTTGACCAGCGACACCGTCTCCCATGAATACCTGTCCCCTGTGACTAAACTACCTACCCCGGTAAATACTAAAGTGGTCCCATCGCTGATGACTATCCTGCCATTATCCGGTACGATACTGGGATCTCCCCATGACTCTCCACCATCTTTAGACAGTTTATATAGAGCCGTTCCCAGCGCACCCCCGGTGACAATTTCCAGGACATAATCGTTATTGCCGCGATGTTCTCCCTCCAGGGCATAGTTAAGAACCGAAGTCCCATCATGTTCGACATTACTCTTAGATTGAGTACCATCTTTATCAACCAGACTCCAGTCTCGGACATATTTGAAACTGCCATAGACACTCATGAACGGCTTATATTTGGCAATCTCGCAGTTCTCGATGAACTCGTCGTCCGGAAAACCATAATCCCAGCGATTAACAAACGGATAAAAGGTCTCGCCGTCTTCATTGACTCCCGTCAATTTGGAGGCGATTGCCGTCCCTATGGCTGTCAGTACCTTATCCACCGAATACTACCTTTCGCATCGCTTTATCATGGTTATCTAAGACTTCATCTATAATCTCATCAAGGGTCGGTTTCCAGAGCGGTCTGCCTTTCCTTCGTCGAAACTCATGGATAGCGGCAACGTTAGCTACGTTTATCCTTCCGCTCCGATTCCGGTATTTAGTCCTGCGTAGAACTCCAACCGCTCCCTCGAATGGAGACTCCTTGACCGATGTAATACTCCGCATCATTGTCGAAGTAGCAATCAGCATCTTAGACGATAGTCCTTTCCGCTCTTTGTATTTTTGATACTCCGGAGTATATGCCGGCCACCTGCTCCTGAACTTCTGATTTCGAAGATTTAGAACGACCGCTCTCTCTCCCAACTTAAGATTCTCGTTAGTCGCTTCGTCCATAGCCTTCAGAAACCTCGGATTACAGCCGACCATAAATGACTTCATTTTTCCCCAATCGCCGTAGAGATTACTCATAGAGGTTATCCTCGCTTTCATCTCTGGCGCTTATTTTAATGACAGCTGTGGGAACACCAGAACCGACTGTCAGTCCCAGCTTTCCTTCCTTCTCCTTCACATTTGCCCTTAAGTTTTTAATCTGCTCCTTGATGTATTTCAGCTTATCCTGATGTTCAGTGATCACTCCATCACCGCCGGTGTTGACCTTGGCGTCTTCCATGTAGCGGTTTGTCTGAGCGGTTAGGATATCAATGGCGGTCAGATCTGCGATATACCCCTTCTGCAGAAGAGTTAAAGTATCTTCAGATACAGGAGCGTCATTATCACTGAATCCCTTCCGGACCATCACTTCCTGCTGAAAGACCACGATATCTTCATTTTTAATACTCGATATCTTATGCGTAGTCGGAAGACGGTTCTGAATTAACTTAAGAATGGTTGGGAGATCGGCCATCGGTTACTGCTTAACCTCCAGAAGCTCCTTATTAGCGATCTTCTGCATTACGAAGTTGGTTTTCTTGACTTCAACAGGTTCCTTCCCTTTAATCCAGAGTCCCTGCTCCGCATCATAAAAACCGCCGCCATAAGCTTTGATTTTATCCGGGAGCTCCACCAGGATCGTCTCCGGTTCCTCGCCCTCTTCCGAAATATCAGCTTGCGTTTCCGGCGCAGAGATTACTTTGGCATGCGCAGGGACTACCTCCGGAGGACTTTCATCATCAGCGGAATCCTCGTCCTCATGCTGGCTGTCTGCAACCCATGCCTCCGCCAGAATCATTCTGGCACGATTGGCGATAGCCCCGGAAGGCCACTTTAAGTTCGGATTGTCCGCCTTCATTCTGTCGGTGACAGCTTTGGCAAATTCCTCCGGAGCGCCCTCGAATTGGTCTCCGAAATGAACGTTCTCAGCCGCTTCGCATAGGGCGCTTGCCAGCTCATCATCGCCGATAATGCCTCTCAGCTTACCGGCGAGATCTTGCGTATTTAATTGCATCGATTTGTCTCCTGTTAAATGACTCCTTTAAACCAATTAGTCATCCTAATCGATTAATCATCGGTATAATCCCAGACCTTGGCCGCAGCGGTATAGATCTTCGAGAAGCCAACTACTTCGGAAATAACAGCTTTCTCAAACTGCTGGTCGATCACCCGTTCCGTCTCGATCAAGCTGGCGCCCGTTTCCATAGCCATTTCCAGGGCCGAGCTTTTATCGACGCCGATGAGGCTATCAGCCGCGACTGCGGAATGCTGACGCAGAGTCACGCCCATAGGAGATACCATTTGGCCGGTTTTCTGGTAATTAAATCCAGCCTGAGGATCTTTGAACTCGGTCAGTTTCAATATCGCTTTCGCGCCGGCGCTGGTGGCGATATAAACTGTTGGCGCGAAATCGGTGAACTCGAAATCGAAATCAACCAGGCCATCATAATCAAGAATAGGATGGTCGTAAATTCCCGCAGGATTTGTATTGCCGTCGCCGTTGATCAGCACATCTATGGCCCAGGCAACCTTATTTCTTCTTAACCGGGCTCCGATAAGCTGGAAATGAGCGTTAAGCCGGTTGATGGCCATCCTTCTAATGCTTTCATAGGTTAGCATAACTTTATGGCCGATTTTCCTCAGCTTGATAGGCTTTTCGCCTACTGTGATGATGATGACCGGGAATTCGGCTGCTTCGCCTACTCGACGCGCTCCCGTTTCATCGTCATCGATCGTACCATATATGGATTCATAAGAACCGCTATTAATGGTGAATGTCGATGCGATGATATCGTCAATCATGCATTCGTTACGGGATTTCTCCATCCCGATGCGAACCTGACGGTTGATATACTCCGGAAACAATACCGTTGAAGCCGAGGTCTTGTAGAAATCCTCAACCAGCGAGACCTGCTTGCCGGTTATTTTAAGCCCATGAGCTGCCAGTTGCCGCTCATAAGCGTCCAGCTCGGTATCCTTTGACGGAACGAAACCCTTCTCTAATTCCTGTTTTGCCAGGAACTCACTGAGGGTCAAATTTTGGGTTGCCGCATCAGCATACATCCCTTTTTCAGG